ATTTGAAGAATGGCTTAACCATGGGCTTTATAGGCTCTAGTAAAAATATTTTAACCAATACACGTATATGGTTATACTAAATAGATTGTAAAGAAATATATTGTCTAGGTAATAACCTTGTATTATTTTGACAATGTATTCCCTTGTAAAACCTGTTGTTTGTGACTTTATAGTGTCACATGCTAAGCTTCTATCACAGCAACGTGTTTTTCCGAACATTCCTGCAAGATGTGCCCATAGATAGCATAGGTGACCGCTATGCTGGTGTGTCCTAAGCGTTCCGTTATAAGAGCGATAGGCACATGCTTGTAAATCATGTTGGATGCATTTGTATGTCTTATTCCGTGGAACGTGAAAGGTCTAGTGATACCTGCACCTTTCCTAGTAAAATCCCATGTATGGATAAGACGCTGCTCTGCATAGAAGCTATCCTTTTTTCTATTATAGAAGATATATGGTGACTTGTCAAAGCTAAGGGGTTTTAAAGACATAAGAAGCTGTGTTGTCTTCTCAGATATTTTGATGGTGCGATACCCCGCTTGTGTCTTAGGGTATGTAACTATAGTTTTGTTGTTCTTATCCTTAGCTAAGGTTCTTTTTACAGATATTGTATTAGCAACATCATCAAGACAATCCCACGTAAGAGCTAACAGCTCCCCTTCTCTCATGCCTGTTTCATAGGCAAGACAATACAGAGCATAGAACTGATACTTCAGCATAGGTTTATCCTTATGCTCCCATAGTGGCAGGAGAAAAGCCTTGATTCGCTCATGCTCCTCTTGTGATAAGACAATCACCTCATGCTTAGGTTTATCACTCTTTGGTGTCTTCTGCATTGAGGTCACAGGTGACTTTCCAATAAGGTCTTGTTCTACACACCATCTGAAAAAGAGCCTTAAGCGTCCTATATAATTAAGATAGGTATTAGTTGAATAGTTCTTTTGATGCCACTCTAAAAGCATGGTATCTATAGTATGCGTTGTAACCTTAGATAACGCTAAGCCGTTAGCTGTGTTGTCTAGGAGCTTAAGTACACGTCTTGTGGTGATTATTACAGACCCGGACATCCGCTGAGCTTCTAGGTGCTTAAGGTACACCTCACCTTGATACTTTATTGTGTCTTCCTCTGCTTTTACTTGCAGACCTTTATCCTCTTTGTCTCTCTGAAGCTTCTTCAGCTTCTCCACAGCTTCCTTTTTTGTGTCTGCTGTGGCTGATAGCCATCGCCTTTTGCCATCCACAGGGTCTAATTCTACCCTGATACGCACTTTACCATTAGGGAGGGTTATTATAGACCCCTCTCCTTTAGGTCTTCTACGAGTGGTTTTAGATGGCATTATACTACCTCCTAACTTCAAAAATTGCCAAAAATTGTGAAAGGGTATATATAATATAGAGATTGATTGGTTTCCCCCCGTACCCCGGGGTCTTCGGGTCTGCTGCCGAATAGTATATACTACATTTGAATAGCGTACACAGCATTGACGTACCCAAGGTGTAAGTCACGTCCGATAACATATGTTATGTTAAATTTAACCAGCTTGTATCATGAGATAAGCAAGCAAGGCATATATAACTACCTAGTTTTTAGGGGGATATTGCAAACACATGTTCATTACAACAAACACTTATATGTTTTACTTTAGCAAGCTAAAGCACTAAAGTGCCTAAAATATGCCGTAAAATGTATCTGTATATATGCCCTAGGTAACTACTATAACTACTATAACTATTGCCCTACTACATCCATTATATCCATGAGCTGCTATTGGTTATATTACTATAGATACTATTGTCACCATTGGTTACTATTGTTGCTACCATTATACAATCACCAGCTGTTATTATATATCGCTGCTGCGCTTATGCTGTATTGTAGCGTCTTGTTGCTCATGTATCCATTGTGTTATTAGTTGACGCAATAACTCACTACTATTAATAGCTTTACTTTTACATAGCTGTTGAAATTGTGTCCGTAACTCTTTGGGTACTCTCACTTGAATAAATACATCTTTTTGCTTCTCTTCAAACATGAAAAATCACTCCTTTTCTACATTATACTACATCTCACTACATTATGCTACATTCTTATAAATTTTTCGTTTTTTGTTGTGTGATGTATTGACAAGTAGTGTGAAGTATGGTATTATATAACCATAGGGGATACAAAAGAGCTACATTCCCTATATATTTTTTAAATGTCATGTAGTGACAACACACTACAAAAGGGAGGAAAAAGACATGAGAAAAACTGCTTTTAAACAAACCTTATTAAACCTGCGCTGCCACGTTAAATATCTTACTATGTCATATCAAGTATATCTTGAAGAACATAATTACCTTGCAGCAGCTCATTACCTTAATGAAATTAAAGCAACTGCTGCAGCTTATGAAGAAGTATTTGCAATGGAGGTTGCAAAGCAATGAAGCAATAAGCTTTTATCGGTACTACCGCCCCGGCGGTGGTACTCATTAAGAGCTTATTGCAACTCTTAAATCTTAATAACCTAGGAGGTAACAAAAAATGAAAAATGTTTGTCTTGCAATTATCGCCCTGCTGCTGCTGGTGCATATGTCTTGCGACGCTTGCGCCGCTGCTGGAGAATGCGAAAGCTGCCTTAATGGCGAACCTACTACCCTGCAAGTTGTTATCCGTGATTTGTCTATGGGCAGCCTGAGCGGTGCGGCTGCTGACCTTGGCATGTTTGACCTTGCCGACGTTCTTTTAAAAATTGAGGAGGTGTTGGATGTATGAGCATGAGATTATACAAAAAACATGTTCGGGCTGAATATCCTATAGTAGCCTATTGTGGTTACTGCGATTTGCAATATACCTTGTATTTTGCCCCAAAAATCGGACATACAGAAAGAGCAGAAGGCTGGGGCTGTAATATCTATGAGCTTGCGCCGGACATTGCGTTGACTACAGGTTATGACCCTTTTGGCAACCGCCGTTTACCGCTGGCATTGACAGAACGCTATGAGGAAAAAGCAAAACAGATATTACGAGAAAATAACTACAGCTACATTGCAAAAGAAGAATTAGAAAGACTACTGACTGAACTGGCAGCAGAGATAAGAACCCTTTAAAGTTTTTCAGACATACAAGGCTATTTGTCTTGTGTGTCTCATAAAGCTTTAAAAGCTTTAATTTTTAGGAGGTGCATAGTAAATGCCAAAAATTGTACATATGACATTAAAAGACATTGCACTTGGTAAATATAACCATGTTAGCAATGTAAAGCGTCTGCTGCAAGCTGATACAGCGTACATACTACCAACAGGAAAAGGCAAGTGCTGCGTATATGTCATTGATAAAAAAGATAACGGACTAGACGTTATATGGAGCGGTTGGGATACAACTTGCCCGAATGTTGAATATGAAGAGCGGACATTATACCTGCTGCCCTATCAATGCAAACAACGTGTAGACCCATTATGGGTATTTAAAGCTGCTATATATGATGTAGCAGACATGTTGCATACCCTAGACCCTGACTTGCATATACATGTATCGCATGGAGTGGGTAACAGTACAACACGTATGTATTAATAAACTTTTATCGGTGCTACTAGCTGCCCCAGCTGGTGGCACTCATTAAGAGCTTATTATAACTCTTAACTAAATAATATAATCTAGGAGGCAAAACATTATGGGTTATACAATCAGCATTGAAGATATTAGTTATAACCAAATGCATGAGATTAACAACAAATTAGTTACTTTTGGCAGCGGACTTAGTGCAACCAGCATTGACGATAAGGGCGAACGCTGGAATGTATCAGTAACTACAGGTGACTTTAACACTAAACAAGTATTTGGTACACTGACTGCCGTGCTGGCTCAGTCTGTAGGCGTCCCCTACTACACTATAGACCAATTACCCAGCGACGTACAAAAGCATGTATGTCAAGCGGCTATTGACGCTAACATCTATTGGGACGTTTGGCAGGATGAACGCAACCGCTCATTCAATGTTATCTGCGATAAGTTAGACCTGCAATGGAATACTGATAACTACGATAACTACTATGTAGAGGAGACAAGCAACGAGTGGTATGCAAAAGACATACAAGGTGCAAGCCGTGTTATTGCTTACATAGTCAACCGCTGGGGTGACTTCAAAAAACCTATGTATATTGATAAGGATAAACATAGCAACTTTTACAAACTGTTGCACAAAAAAGATGCTGCTTTACCTCAAAAGTTTACTGAGGACGCAATGCCCACCGGATACTGTGCGGATTATTGCTTTTATGAAGCATACAAGGAATTTATAGACCTTGCACGCCAGCACCCGGACACTATTACTCTTGCTGCTTTTTGTGGATGCCTTGCCGGGCATTTTGAAAAAGAGTATCAAGCAGACTATGAGCAGGCAACCTCTATTGACTATGCTATGGAGTTTTTGTGTCAGGATAACTATTACACTTGGCATGGTAAGGATATTACAGATGTTGTCAACGCCTATATGGTAGCAAAATAAATAACTTTTATCGGATACACAGGTTAGTAATAATCTGTGTATCTCATTAAGAGTTATTTGTATAACCCTTAAAACTATAAGTTTAGGAGGTACAAAAGAAAAGTGAAAAAATATTTGTCTTATTTGATTGGGTGCTTTTTGGTATCTAAACATACAAATGAGGTACTTAAGGAAATTGCACGCTGGGCAGTAACCTTGTTTGTTGTCTTGTTTTTGTCCATCGATTGGGACGCAACGCTGGATAATATGGGGGTGCTTAAGTAATGCTAGTAGTTGACAAAAACACCACGCCCCTTGATTGGTTAAAGTTTGAGCTGGAGCAGCAGCAGCAACATTTACAAGCAATGCAAGCGGTATATGCAGAAAAATACATTAAGGGCAAAAAGCAACGCACAAAAGCAGCGAGAGCTTTAAAAGTAGAAATATACCGCCAGCAGGGCGAAATAATAGGCTTAGAAGCAGCTTTAAATATTTTTGAGCCTATACCCTTTTAAGAGTTTTTAGGGCATACAGGCAACGCCTGCGTGCCTTATAAAGCTTTTAAAGCTTTAATAATAATAATCTAGGAGGTGTTACATATGATTGTAACATTGCAAGACGGCATACGCCTCATGATTACCCTACGCACATGGGACGGCTGCAATTGGTCACCCGATATTGCCGGGGACGTGTTGGCAGCATGGCAACCTGAGACACACGAGGACATTAAGTGGCTAGAGGATGACTGCGACGCCTTTAATTCAGGTGTAGACCTTGACTGGCTGGAGCACTGCCCCGGCTGTCAAGAGGTGACATTGGATGTACAGGAGGTACAAGAGTAATGGGAGAGCATAAAAAGCAAGGCAAGACATTTTTCGTCACTGTAGACGCTCATATGCAATTTGCCGTACATCGCGCCCCTAGTGGACATTTTTCTTATATTATCTACTATGACGGACGCCAAACTACCGGGGCACTGCGTATCACACAAGCACATGCAGCGAATAAGCTGGGATTAACAGTGCCGGAACTGCTGGAAAAATTCAAACTAGAGTAACTAAAAACTGAACAGAGGTACGGACAAAACTGTACCTCTAATTTTTTGCACCCTTTTTCCGCCCCTCAACCAAACGGAACGAAATGATGTTCGTAGTTATCGAAGGTCACCTGAGCGGAACGAAACGTGTTGTCTTGTGCAACGCACGGAACGAAACGAAACGAGGATGCAGGGGCAACCCAAGCTGACAAGGCAAGCAGGGTTGCTTTAAGACAAGCAAGGCAAGCCAAGGATGCTAAAGACACAAACACCCAAGCAAGTGCCAATGGGGCACAAACATGAAGAAGACCCATTATAACTAGGAGGTACTTATAATGACAAAAGAAAAATTGTTTGAAGAGCAGCTTATGCTGGAATCTTCTGCTAGACAAGATGGCTATGAAGCAACATGTGAAGCTCTCAGAATCGCAAAGGAAAAAGGCATGGTTGATACTGCCCTCCCTATTGGACAAGCGTTTTTTAATCACAAGGTACTCGCTGTCAAGGATGTCATGCTGCAATGGCTCACTAAAAACATGAAACCAAAAGCTGGTGTTAAACCAAACTTTATCTATATCTTGGATGACCTGAAGACTGCGTTCACAGATGCAGAGGGCAATGTGGATATGGATGCTATTGCTAACACCTGCACAACTGTAACACTCTCCTGCCTTATAAATGCCCTTACAACAGGCTTGAATACAAAGGCAGCTTTTCTGAATAACGTGGGATTGCATGTTGGCTTTAGCCTTATGTATGAATATCAAGCCAAATGTTTTGAAAATTGGCTCACTACATTACCTAAAGAAGACAAAAACAAAAAAGCAATGCAAGGTATTGACAAGCGTATAGGTATCCATTACCGCTATGTCTACATGAAGCAAGCCATTAAGAAATGTGGTTACACCTGCCCCACGTGGGAACAAGGAGACAATGAAGGTATTATCAACTTAGGGGTAGCTTTATTGACTTTGACAGAAGAAGCAACAGGCTATTGGATGTCGGATTCAGATAGCTATACACAAGCACATCTTGTCCCCACCCCTCAATTCGTGGATGCATGGCAACGTAACGAAGAAAACATGCTTTATTATGCCCATAAATGCTATCCGATGATTATCCCTCCAAAACCTTGGGTAGCATATGATGAGGGTGGGTACTATGGAGACCTTGCAGCTTTTTATACTTTCTTACGCCTTAAAGGGGTACATAACTCTTTCAGTAAAGGCTATAAAGCACGTCTTGCTCAGCTTGATACACCTGATGTCTATAAGGCTGTCAATGCTATTCAAGCAACACCATGGCATATCAATAAGGATGTTTTAGAGGTTATCAAGCAATGCAAGGAGCGTGGCTATATCCCCTGCGGTAAAGAAAAATCACACATCATGAGTACGGATTTAAAAGAATCTGAGCCTACCTCCTTACCTGAAGGGGCAACAGCAGAAGAGATTAAAAAATATAAAAAAGATAAAGCAGCATGGTGGAAAGGCTTAAAACGTCGCATTTCTATTATCAATCGTACAAATGCCATGATTACAGTTGCTGATAAATTTAGTGTCTATGAAAACATCTATTTCCCATGGAATATGGATTTTAGAGGACGCATCTATCCTATCCCCTCTTTTAGTCCCCAAGGTGACGATATTTGCAAAGGTTTGCTACTCTTTTCAGACACACCACCTTGTCAAGACCCTAAAGATATTGAATGGCTTGCTATCACCGGAGCTAACCTTGCAGGTGAAGACAAAATCAGCTATGCAGACCGCATCCAATGGGTATATGACAATGAAGAAGTTATTCTTGATGTAGCAAAAGACCCTATGGGTAACTTATGGTGGTTACATAAAGACAAAAAACCTGTACAACTGCTGGCATGGTGTCTTGAATGGGCAAAAGCTAAGCAATGGATAACTGAACATGGCTCTATTGTCGGCTGGGTAACAGGTCTCCCCTATGCTCAGGATGGTACATGCTCGGGTCTGCAACACTTCTCAGCTATCCTTAGAGACCCTATTGGGGGTACTGCGGTAAACCTTGTTCCCCAAGACAAACCGAATGACATCTATCGTTTGGTAGCTGATAAGGTAAATGTTGTCTTGAAGCAGGATGCTATGTCAGGCACTATTGATGAATGGGATGAAGAGAAGTTGAAGACTAAATTCGGTACAAAAACCATGGCACAAATTTGGTTAAACTATGGTGTTAACCGCACTGTAACCAAAAGACCTACCATGACCCTTGCCTATGGAGCTAAGAAGCGTGGTTACACTGAACAGATTATGGAAGACACCATTAAACCGGCTTTAAATGCTAAGACTGCCTGTGGTTTTACAGAGACTAATGCCTACCAATGTGCTATGTATATGGCTGAGCTGATATGGAACTCTGTAGGTGCTACTGTTGTACGTGCGGTTGAGGGCATGGATTGGTTACATAAAGTTTCCAAACTTGTCACCAAAAATGCAAATGTAGTGTCTTGGTGTACACCTTTAGGTCTCTTGTTGCAACAAAATTATTTGAAGTATGAATCTAAGGTGATTAAGTTACGCTGTGCCGGGAAGAGATTCAGAGTGTATGTCCCTCACCAAACAGGAGTGATTGATAAGACAAAACAGGCTAATGGTATCGCTCCAAATTTCATTCACTCTATGGATGCTTGCCATCTTCAAATGACAGTATGTAGAGCTAAGGATGCTGGTATCAATCACTTTACTATGGTGCATGATTCTTATGGTTGCCCTATGTCGCAAGCTAAGCTGATGTATGGCATTGTTCGTAAGACATTTGTTGATATGTATACAGAACATGATGTCTTGGAAGAGTTTAGACAATATCTGCAACCGCTTGTGAGTAAAGAGTTACCTGCCCCACCCAAAAAAGGAGATTTAGACCTGAACAGTGTGTTGGACAGTAAGTACATATTCTGTTAATGGGGCATAAACATGAAAGAAGACAATAGATAACTATAGTTTCCTATAGATTCTATAGAGACCTTTAATTACCTTAGATAAATTATTATTAGCTATTAATAACATAACCTTAGGTTCTTAAAGGTCTCTATTGTCTTTATAGTGCCTTTAGATTACTTTAGGTAACTAAAGAAAATGCTAATGGGGCACAAACATGAAGAAAAGACAACACACTTTTCAGAATCTAAATCGCGCCGTTTCTATTTTTCCTTTCTGTGTGTTGTCTTTTCTCAATAATTTTTAAGGAGGTTTAATATGTTAGCAGTTGAAGCTTTTAAGGGACAGCCAATTAAGGTCACAAGTGGTGCCTACAAAGGCAAGAGAGGTTTCATTTTTTCGATGGGTGCGTATCAGGCAAATGTGAAGCTTGAAGGTGCTGATAGCGAAAAGCCCTTCATTAATGCAGTAAAGGTATATGAGCATTTAGAGCCTATCGACGGCAATACAACCTGTGAGGTTAAGCATTGTCCTAGTTCTCCCCCTCTTGTTGTGGATGCTCCCTTACCTATTACAAAACATTATGATGAGCACTATGCATCTATGGTAGGCTTAGAGCCTATTGAGCTGATGCAGCTTGTGTTGTCTCCTGCTGAATTTATCGGCTTCCTCAAAGGTAACATCATCAAATACACCCTGCGAGCGGGCAAGAAGCAAGGGGAAGCTGCGGAAAAGGATGTAGCTAAGGCTAAACGCTATACCGAATGGCTCAAAAAACTTGGCTATAAAATGCCAATCAATCCAAAGGAGGACTAAAATTTGGTAAACATTAAATTCAAAAAACTTGACCCTAAAGCCACTCTCCCCCAAGCAATGACAGGTGGAGCTGCTGGTCTTGACTTGGTTTGTCTTAACCGCATTGCGGTGACACCACAACGCTGGTCTTCGCATGCAGCTATTGTCCGTACAGGCTTGGCTATGGAACTTCCTAAGGGTTATTATGCTGAGGTTGTCTTGCGCTCCTCTACAGGCAGAGACACAAAGCTCAGACTTGCTAATCAGGTTGGTATTGTCGATTCTGATTATCGTGGTGAAATCATGTTGTATGTGGAGAATTTAGGTGACCATCTTGAAATTATTGATGCTGGTCAGCGTATTGCACAACTGTTGATTCACAAGATTGAAGAGGTGGTGATTGAGGAAGCCACTGAGGAGCTGTCTAAGACTGAAAGAGGTCTTGAAAGTGGCAGCACAGGCAAAGGTACTAAACCTGCTGTGAAGACTAGAAGAGTTAAGGAGGTAACAAAGGATGCCTAAATTTAAGGTTGGTGACAGAGTAAAATGCATTGCAGAGCATGATGGTAATGAAGCTATTGTGGGACAGAAAGGTACTGTACGCTATGTTGGAGATTTCGATATAATTTCTGTAGAATTTGATAATGATGTACACGGACATACTTTACAAGCTCCTTATCACTGTGAACAAGGACATGGATGGAATATTGATGCATATAAACTCGAACTTATCCCTAAACTTGAACATGACCTTAAGATTATTATCTACAGCCAAGGCAATAAGACCTTCGCAAAGGTCATTGTAGGTAAACGCACTGTGGAAACTGAATGTGCGGTATGTTCCCCTGAGGATACCTTTTCTATCCTTACAGGTGCTCAGATTGTCCTTGCACGCCTTGCGCATAAAAATAACGCTAAACCTGTGCTCTCAAAAGCAGCACTTGACAAAGCTTTAAAGAATTTTGAAATTATTGAATAATAAAGGAGAATTACAAACATGGCAAAGAATGATTTTGCACAAATTACAACCCCTGCTGGTGAAGCGGTGTACCCTAAGCTCCGCAGCACCGAAGTCTTTGATGGCGAGGATACCGGAAAGTATGTCTGCGGTATCAAATTGTCTAAAGAAGACACTGATAAGCTGATTCAACGTATCGAAAATGAATGGGAGATGGCGAAGAAGTCTCCCGACTTTGACGGCAAACGCTATGGTCGCAACTCTGCCCCTGCCCTTGGTTTCCATGAGGACAAAGATGGTGATATTGTCTTTAAGGCTAAGACCAATGCTGTTATCAAGACCAAAGCTGGTGATGTTATCGAAAAGACTATGGCTGTCTTTGATAAGAAGGGCAAACCTATGGATGAAGAGATGGAAGTAGGTAATGGTTCTACCATCCGTCTGTGCATGCTTCTGCGCCCCTTCTACGCTTCTGCTACTGTCTATGGTATCCAACTGCTTCTGAAAGCTGTTCAGGTACTGAATTACGTCGCTCCTGCTGCTGGTGCAGTATCTGCAGATGATTGTGGCTTTGATGTAGAAGAAGAATTTGATGAGGATAAAGTACCCTTTGCTGATGAGGGTGCAGACTTTTAAAGCCTATGGCTATTAAATTTAACCGCAGAGGTGGCTTTTCCACTCTCAACAAACCCTATCGCAGCGGTTTAGAAGACCGCTTAGCGCAGCAGCTTGAAAATGCAGGTGTACCTAAGGTGTATGAAAAATACTCCATCGCCTACGAGATTCCTGCCACAAAGCACCATTATACCCCTGACTTCATTCTGCCTAATGGTATTATCATTGAAGCCAAGGGTATCTTTGAAGCTGCTGACCGCAAGAAGCATCTGCTTATCAGACAACAATACCCCAATTTAGACATACGCTTTGTATTCTCCAACGCTAAGACAAGAATCGGTACAGGAGCTAAGACAACTGTGGCTGAATGGTGTGAGAAGCATGGTTTCCAATACGCCAGCCGTGAGATTCCCTCTCGGTGGTTCAAAGAGACCATGAAGGACACCAATGGTCTTGTCCTGCGTGGAAAAGGTGAGCGTATTGTCACTCTTTAAATTCAAAGAGCGCACTAAGACCACACAAATATGTGTTGTCTTACGAAACCTTAAGGGTAAGCGCAAAGGTGAGCTGTTTAGGGCAGCTTACCGCCAAGGTGAAGTTGACACAGGCTTTCATTTTATTGTCTTCAATAATGGTCTTTTTGAGACCGACAGAGAAATAAAGGCAGTTGCCGGATATAACCTGCCTGAATGTGAGACTTCTGTGTATGTCTTAGCTGATACGCTGGGACGAAAGAAAATATCCGATGCTCAGCAATATGTGCTGAATGAGCTAAAGGCACACTATAATGTGCCTATAAAATTTATTACTGACGAGGTGTAACTTATGGAGACACATCAACCCTGCCCTGCTTGTGGCAGCCATGATGCCTTAACCATCTATGAAGATGGGCACAGTTATTGTTTCTCATGCAACACCTATTTTCGCAGCAGTAAGGAGGAGAAAAAATTGTCAAGTGGATTAAAGAAACAAGGTCTGATAGACCTACAGGACATGGTGGTCTCCCCCTTGCCTAAGCGAAAACTGACAAAACAAACCTGTGCTAAGTATGGCTACTTTACCTCTAAGGTGCATGGTCAGCCTGTGCAGGTAGCTTGTTACTATGATGATGATAATAAACTGCTTGGTCAGAAAATCAGATATGCGGATAAGACCTTTGAAGCTAGAGGTTCTTTCAGTGAGCGATTCTTTGGACAACACCTGTTCCAAGGTGGCGGTAAGAAGCTGGTGATAACTGAGGGTGAGATTGATTGTCTTACAGTCTCGCAGGTTCAAGGTAACAAATATCCTGTTGTGAGTATCCCTACAGGTGCTGCTAGTGCTGCTAAGGTCTTCAGAGCTAACTTTAATTGGCTAGAGAGCTTCGAGGAAGTCATTGTCATGTTTGATATGGATGATGCAGGACGTAAAGCTGTAAAGGCTGTTAGTGGTATCCTGTCTCCTAATAGGCTTAAAATAGCATGGTTACCTTGTAAAGACCCTAATGAGTGCTTGCAAGAGGGCAAGAGTGATGCTGTTGTAAAAGCTGTTTGGGAAGCAAAGACATACACCCCTGCTGACATCATCAAAGGTGATGAGCTGTGGGAGGTATTATCTAAGCATGAAGAATCACTGAACTACCCTCTCCCTTGGGACATCCCACTGCAAAACATGACTGATGGGTTACGAAAGGGTGAGCTTGTTGTTATCACAGCGGGTACAGGTATAGGTAAAACTACGTTCGTTAGACAACTAGCCTATCATCTAGGTACTGAATGTTACTGTAAGGTTGGTATGTTGATGCTTGAAGAAAATGTTAAGCACACCGCCAATGGTCTTGTGTGTCTTAGGCTAGGCAAACCTGCCCATAGACCTATCATTGACAGTGAGTACAAGAAAGCCTTTGAAGACATCATGGATAATTTTGTCTTCTATAATCACTTTGGCTCTATTGAATGTGAAGACCTCTTGCAGACCATCCGTTACATGGTGACAGGTGAGCAGGTGGATTTTGTTGTATTAGACCACATCTCCATTGCTATCAGTGGTCTTGACATCGAAAATGAGCGTAAGGCTACCGATGTACTTATGACGAAACTTCGTTCGCTTGTAGAGGAAACAGGTGTAGGCATGTTGGTTGTCTCTCACCTGCGCAGAACTGATGGCACTCCTGCTGAAGAAGGTGGTGCTCTCTCCCTCTCACATCTGCGTGGTTCACAGGCTATCTCACAGCTCTCTGATGCTGTGTGGGGTCTTGAAAGAAATCAGCAGGATGAAGGGGTGAAGAAGAACCTTGTACGTGTAAGGGTTCTTAAGAACAGATATAGCGGTGATACAGGTATCGCCGGATACCTTGCATATGACAAGGAACATAATATCTTAAATGCTGTAAAGGACTTATCAGAGTACGAAGCACCTGCATGTCCTTTTGATACTGATGAAACAGAGAAAGGAGATTTTTAGATGTTTGAAATCTTAGAAAAGCTTATTGATTGGTGTACTTCCCTGCTGTCTTGGTTGTCTCGTAAGCAGGTTGAAGCTGCTAAGGCTCGCATCAAGAACTGCAATAGTATGATTCATAGTGCTAACAAAGCTAAGATGGCATATTTGCAGAAGCATGAGAAGACAATCAATGCTCTTGAAAATGAGCGTGAGCGTATGGAATACTTCTTGTCGCAAGATGCTGTGGAGCTGTAAGCTATGCTCTACTTTGATATTGAAACCGATGGTCTGCTAGATAATGTCACTAAAGGGCATTGTCTAGTAATCATCGATGAACAGAACAACATCTCAGCTTACAGACCTGATGATTTTAAAAGAGGAGCTATGCGATTAATCGCTGCTCTGAAGGATGGAGAAAGCATTTGTGGACACAACATCATCAACTATGACTGTGCTGTGTTAGCTAAACTCTATCCTGAGTTCCGCATTAAGCGAGAATGGAGACCACAAGTCTTAGATACCCTTGTACTTGCACGTCTTATCTGTGGCAACATAGAAGATACTGACCACGCTAGGGTACGTAATGGTACACTCCCTGCTAAGCTGCTTGGTAGGCAGTCTTTAAAGGCATGGGGTTATCGTCTTGGGGAACTTAAAGGTACGTATGGTGAGCAGGAGGATGCATGGGATTCTTTCAGTGAAGAAATGCTCTCCTATTGTGTGCAGGATGTCACTGTCACAAAGAAGCTCTATACATACCTTATGAAGATTGGAGCACCTGCTAAGGCTATAGAGCTGGAGCATCAAGCACAATGGCTGATGTCTAAGCAGGAGCGAAATGGTTTTGTCTTTGATTTAGAAAAGGCAGAGAAGCTGAGGGAAACCTTAGAGGTGCGTTATGCTGTGTTGTCTTCTCAGCTTGTGGCGATTGTGCCACAGATACCTGATAAAGTCTTTGTACCTAAAAGAGACAACAAACGCTTAGGCTATAAAAAAGGTGTACCTATTCAAAGATATAAAGACTTTAATCCTAGCAGCAGACAACAGGTAGCATGGGTGCTGGAGCATCAATTTAATTACCTGCCGGAAAATGAAGACTGCTATGAGGATGAGCGTCTGAAGATTGATGGTGATACCTTTAAGTTCATTAAGGGTGACGAAAATGCCCCACAGAAACTGAGAGACTTAGCTGCTGTCTTTGAAGAATATCTTATGGTAGCTAAGCGTCTTGGACAGCTTGCTACAGGTAACCAAGCGTGGCTGAAGCATGTTAAAGCTGATGGTAGAATCCATGGCAGCGTAAACCCTTGTGGTACTGTAACAGGACGTGCTACCCATGCGAATCCTAATGTTGCCCAAGTTCCCCACGTTGGTAGTCCTTATGGTCAAGAGTGCAGAGAATTGTTTAGAGCACCTGAGGGTTGGTTTGAGGTAGGTGTAGATGCCTGTGGCTTGGAGCTTAGGTGTCTTGCACACTATCTTTATCCCTATGATAAAGGTGCTTATGCCCATGTTATCTTGAATGGTGATATTCATACATTGAATCAACAGGCTGCTGGGTTGCCTACTAGAAACGCAGCTAAGACATTTATATACGCCTTTTTGTATGGTGCTGGCGATAAAGCTATTGGTAAACAGCTTGGTGGTGATGAAAAGATTGGCAAGCAGGTAAAGAATAAATTCCTGAAGGCTACCCCTGCTATCAAGATGCTGCGTGAAGCTGTCAAGAATACACTCGTGGTTGAGTACCACGGAAAAATTAAAGAATGGAAACGTAAATACTTAAGAGGGTTGGATGGCAGACATCTCCATGTGAGAAGTCTACATTCAGCTCTCAATTTGCTTTTACAGTCCTGTGGTGCACTGATATGTAAAAAATGGATATGCCTATGGGAAGAGAATATGATTAAAGCTGGCTATGCCCATGGAAAAGATTTTCAATTCATGGCATGGGTGCACGATGAGGGGCAGTTGTCTTGTAGAACTAGACAAATAGCAGAAGAAGCTGTGAGAATTGCCCAAGAATCTATGAGACAAACACAAGAATATTATGGAATCAGATGCCAATTAGATACCGAGGGAAAGATTGGTAGGAATTGGTTTGATTGCCACTAGGAGGTGTAAGAATGTTTAACATCCCTACTCTACTCTTAGTCATCTGCACCGCCTATACCCCTGCCTTTGATGAATGTGGTAAGACAGATGGCATCACCGCCAGCGGACACCCTGCTATCCAAGGGGTGACTGTGGCGTGTGATGGCTTGCCATTAGGTACTGAAGTTGTCATAGATGGACACAGCTACATCGTTCAGGACAGGTTCGGTGGTGATTATGGTAAGACAAAAATTGATATTTTTATGGACACTAAAGCAGAAGCCTTTAGGTTCGGAAGACAAACAAAAATTGTGGAGGTAAAGCCTTATGTCAAAACAAAAGCAACCTTTTGTACCAAAGATTGGTCAGAAGGTCTATATCAAACGTCAGAACTCCTTAGGAGAGACTATCTATTTTGAAGGTGTAGTAAATCGTATCCGTGTGGAAGTTAAGTGTAAGCAAGGCAGCTTCATGACTGTTGCTTCTCCACACACCTTAGAGACAAAAGCAAAAGGACTTGTAGCAGGAGGTGACCTGTTCTAATGCCTACTGTTGACCTTATTTCCATGACCCCTAATTATATGACACTCTTGCAATGTGCTTGCAGACAGCCTTATGGCAAAGATGTTACCGAAAAATCTATCAAGAAGATTATTGAGAGCGGACATCTTAGTGTCTTGGAGCATTGCTATGCTTCCTTTTTGGTAACTTGTTCTGTGCGTGTCTTAGGGCAACTCACGAGACACCGCCATCTTAGCTTCACCTGTAAGTCTGCTAGAGGTAGTAGATTCGATACCCTTGTAAACCCATACACTCTTGGAAGAGTACCTTTAAGTGATTTTAATGTAGGACGTACTTATAATTCCGCTTTAAGTGATAAAGATACAAAAGAGGAACAGGCTGCCTACTTCCTGCCCCAAGGTGTTGAAACATCCTTGGTAGTGACAGGTAACTTTAGAGCATGGTATGAATATTTGCCTAAGCGTTTGTGCAAAAGAGCCATGCCGGAGCATAGAGAGTTGGCTATGGCTATTCAAAAATGCTTAGCTGACGCTGCCCCTGAAATCTTTGATAAAAGCTTTATGAACTGTAAGAACTGTACAGAAAGGAGTTGTGATTTTAAATGAAGTGGAGTGCTATTGCTATTTATGTCCTCTTTGTTATCCTGTTTTGCGTTGTTTTCTATGGTCTGATTATTGGTGGTATCCTTGGTTTTCTCCGCCTGTTGATGGGGGTATTTAATCTTGGCTTCTAAACCTTTACAGCTGCTCTTTGATGCTGATATGATTGTCTTCCGCACCTGTGCAGCAGCAGAGCAGGAAATTAATTGGTATGGTGACCTGTGGACATTACATTCTGACTTAGCAGAGGTTAAGGATGCTATTGATACAATGATTGTCAGTATCACCGATAAAGTCCTGCGTCACATGGAGCATGAGGGAGCTTATAACATTACCATGTGCTTCTCCAGCTACCCTTACTTTCGCTCTAAAGTCTATCCCCCCTATAAGCTCAATCGTGTGGCTAAGAGAAAACCTCTTGCCTACCATTCTGCTATTGAGTGGGTGAAGAAAAACTATAATGTATTGTCTATCCCAAGTCTTGAAGCTGATGACCTCTTAGGTATCTATGGCACAATGCCTGGTACTTCTGTTGTTATTATCAGCGGTGACAAGGACATGCGGTCTATCCCCTGTCCTTTCTATAACTTTATTCAGGATACATTTCATAAGACAACACAAGAAGAAGCTGATTATCAGTTCTTATATCAAACTCTTGTCGGTGATGCTACTGATAACTACAAAGGCTGTCCTAAGATTGGTGAGGTTGGTGCAAAGAAAATTCTTGACAAAGAGTGCTCATGGGATGCTGTGGTTGCTGCCTATGAAAAAGCTGGTTTGTCTGAGGAAGAAGCACTGACACAGGCAAGGGTTGCTCGTATTCTTAGATATGAGGATGTTGATGCAGACCTTAAGCCTATCCTTTGGACACCCAAAGGGTCACAAAAGAGACAATAAAGTAAAGGGGCATATAAGCGACAATGAATATTAATATTGTATCTAATAAAGGGGATGATGGAGAAAAACTACCATATGTAAACCCTGTAATTTATGAACATTTAGAGAAAGCCTACAGTCTTGGTAGCCTTATGACACACAATGCCAAAAACAATGACGAGTTAATTGGATATATTAGGGGCGTTATGGATGTGCTGGGGCATATCAAGGCTATGGCTAACCTAAATGATGATGAGGAGTGATAAGATGTGCTGGAAGATTAAGACACCCAGCGTAAACACTGACGTATCTGCATCCTCCTTAGTACCGGAAACCAATGCAAAAGACCCTGATAGTCCTGAGTATGGTGGTACTACTGATACCTTTAACAAGAAGAAAGGTAGACAACAACTGACGATTGCTCGCAATGGCGTATACAATCCCACACAGTTGTAGAGAGGAGGAACGATGTGTACTAAGAAACCAAAAGTAGAACAAGCTGCTCCTGCTGCTGCCCCTGTTGCAGCACCCTTGAAGATTGATAATGTTGCTGAGGATACCAAAAAGGAAAATCCGAATGCTAAGACCAAGGGTAAAAAGAAGCTTACCATCACTCAGATTGGTAGTGGTACAGGGGTGAATCTTTAATGGCAGAGACAGCAAAAGCTTTATATGAGCGATTGGCTATTGAGCGTGAGGTTTATATTGACAGAGCTGAGGATTGTGCAAAATATACAATCCCTTTTTTATTTCCTAAAAAAGAAGCTAATGGTACTACTAAATACCCTACGCCCTATCAAGCGGTAGGAGCAAGAGGTGTCAATAACCTCACTTCAAAGCTGGTATTAGCTCTGTTCCCCCCAAACACACCTTTTTTCAGACAAGACATCCGAGATGATGTCCTCAAATATTATGAGAGCAAACCCGAAGACAAACAAGAGATAGAGCAAGCATTAGTACAACGTGAACAAACGGCTCAGAAATACTTTGAATCTTCGCAGATGCGTGTCTCCATGGAGGTGTGTCTAAAACAGCTTATTATAGCTGGCAATGCTTTACTGTTCTTCCCTCCTAAAGAGGGTGGCATTAAAGTCTATAAGCTGAATAGTTATGTAGTACAAAGAGATTTTGTGGGACATCCTATTCAGATGATTACCTGTGACAAACTTGCTATCAATACCCTGCCCTATGAAGTCTTAGGACAACTAGATATTGATTTGTCTACCAAACGTGGTGATGAATTGGTTGAGGTCTATACACATATCACCTATTCGTCCAAAGACAATAGATATTATAGTTACCAAGAGATTGAGGGTAAACAGATTGCTGGCTATGAGCAGTCTTTCCCTGCTGATGTTTGTCCTTGGATTCCTGTCCGTCTCTTTAAGATGGATGGTGAACATTATAGTCGCTCATATGTTGAGGAATATATTGGTGACTTAAAGACCCTTGAAGGTCTCTCTAAAGCCATTGCAGAGATGTCTGCTATTGCTGCTTCTGTAATCTACCTTGTGCGCCCTAATGGTGTGACACAACCTAGCAAGATTATGAAGACAAAAAATGGTGGCTTTGTAACAGGTAACAAGGAAGATGTTACTTGCCTGTCGCTGGACAAGACACAAGATATGCAGATTGCTAAAATGACTGCTGATGCTATTGAAAGCAGGTTGTCTTATGCGTTCATGCTCAATTCTGCTGTCCAACGTAGTGGCGAACGTGTAACGGCTGAGGAAATCCGCTATGTGGCTAATGAGCTGGAGGATACCCTTGGTGGTATCTATTCTATCCTGTCCCAAGAATTGCAGTTACCCTTAGCTAACACACTTTTAAATATCCTTTCCAAAAAGGGTGAAATTGCTGATGTCCCTAAAGATATTGTGTCTCTTGCCGTAACTACCGGCATGGAAGCTATTGGACGTGGACATGACCAACAGAAGCTTACTGTCTTTATTCAAGGCATTGCTCAGATTCCTGATGCAGCATCTGTTGTGAATTGGGAAGGCGTTGCTCGTGCTTGGGCAAACAGTTGTAATCTTGATACCACAGGTTTGATTAAGACTGCCGAACAAATTCAGCAGGAACAACAACAGGCACAAATGATGGCAATGGCACAGGCTGCTGTACCTAATGCAACCAAAGGTGCTATGGATGCCATGAATCAGCAAACACAAGGAGGTAGTGAATCTAATGGCTGATACTGAAAATCAAAATACACAGGTCAATGAAGAACCTAAGGAAACACAAGTAGATATTACCGATACTACTATTGTGTCCAATGGTGAAGTAATTGATACTGCTAAAGATGAAGGTGGCAAAGGTGAGGAAGAAACCCCCACTGATGAAAAAGACACCACAGAAGAAAAAGAAGACAAACCTGCTGAGGAGCAGGAAGAGTACCAAAAAGCTAAAGGTGAGATTGAATCTGCCAAGACTGAGCTTGAAGGTAAGGGCATCGACTATGCTGCCTTAGAAGCTGAATACAATGAGAATGGTGGCTTGTCTGAAGATAGCTATAAGCTGTTGGAAGAAAAAGGCTACCCTAAGGCTCTTGTAGAAGCAGCTCTCGCAGGTTGGCAAGCTAAGGCTGATGCTTTTGCTAACAAGATTATTGAGGATGCAGGTGGTATCAATGAGTACAAACGTATCCAAAAATTCGTGCAGTCCCAAGGTGCAGGAGCAGTTAATGCTTTCAATGCTATTGTAAACAAAGATGATTTGTCTGTTGTGTCTGCTTACATTGCAGGTGTAAAGGCACAGATGGTAGCGCAGCATGGTACTGCTAATCCTACTTTAGGTGGTAGTGGTAACGTGGGTAAATCTAAAGGCTATACTGATGCTAATGAGATGATTAAAGCTATGAGTGACCCACGCTATGGCAAAGACCCCAACTATATGCAGGAAGTAGAGCGTAAAGTCGCTGCTTCTAAATTCTTTGGTTAAGACACAAACGTCAATTCCCTCCCATAAGCGGAGGGTTATTTTTTTATTCAAAATTATTAAAGGAGTGATTTAATGGCTGATATGATTATTGCCAACCCCGGTCTTGCACAATCTGATAAAGGCAAAGACCGCTTAGGTTTATTTCTGAAAATGTTTACCGGTGAAGTTCTCACCGCTTTCTCTCAATCCACTATTACAGGTGGTCGCTTCTCTGAGCGTACTATCGAACATGGTAAATCTGCTATCTTCCCGATTGTAGGTCGAGCAAAAGCTAAATACCTGAAAGCAGGTAAGAACTTGGATGACCTGCGTACTCCCATTGAACACAATGAGCGTACTATTGTGCTGGATGGTCTGCTGACCTCTGACTGCATGATTTTTGATTTGGATGAAGCTATGAACCACTTTGAGCTGCGTTCTAAGTATTCCAAGGAAATGGGTGAAGCATTGGCTGTTGCTCAGGACTGTGCTATCTTGGCTGAAGTAGCTAAGATGATTGTAGAAGACAAAGAGAACCTGCCTACCAATGCTACTACAGGTGTCAAAGGTACAGGCAAAGGTCTGATTGTCACCGAGACTGTGGCAACCGCTGACTATGGCGAAACTGAAGCTATGGGTGTAGCTATCTTTAAGGAACTGCTGAAAATCAAGACCAAAATGTCTGAGAATAATGTTCCGCTGGCAGGTCGCAACTGCTACATCAAACCGATGGCACTCAACGCACTTATCGCCAACAAGGACATCATCAATAAACTGTATGGTGCTTCTATGACCATTGAGGGTAACAACCCCCCGAAACTGATTGGTTTCGATTTGATTGAAGCTCCTCTGCTGACCGAGGGTGGCGTAGATAATGAGAATGTTATGCAGGGTGATGGTCATGTGTTCCCTACTACCTACAAAGACACCTGCCAATTCATTGTGGCACATCCGTCTTCTGCGGGTATCCTGACCCTCAAAGGTCTTGGCATGGAACATGCTCGCCGTCCTGAATATCAGGCTGACCAAATTATTGCTAAATATGCAAAAGGTTTTGGTGGTCTGCGTCCTGAAGCTGCCTTTATGGGTGTTGTAACTCAGGCTTAATTTTAAACTACTAACACTAGGGGATGGCGTATGCTGTCCCCTATTTTTTCTAAAAATGAAAGGAGATACCAATGCAACTAACAGCATTAACTGAACTTGATGCAGTCAATAGTATCATTGGTACTATTGGTGAAGCTCCTATTAACAGTCTTGAAGAACTGACAGATGTGGATGCTCTCAATGCCCTGCGTATCCTGCGGAATATCAGCAGACAAGAGCAGTCCCGAGGATGGACTTTTAACAAAACACCCCACTTCACCCTTAACCCTGATGTAGACACAAAGAAGATACCATGGAACAGTAACTACTTGTATCTTAAGGATAACCATGGTGTCAAGCTCGTTCGACAGGGTGACTATGTGAAAGACCTGTTCAAAGACACACTGATATTCGAGCACCCTTTAGATGTAGAGATGGTGCTTTATCTTGACTTTGAAAACTTACCGGAGCAGATGAGAAACTATATCTTAGCTAAGGCATGTTTTGTCTTCCAAAGCTCCTATTTTGGTGATGACAGTCTGACCAAGATTACCCAGCAGGAGATTGCTGAAGCATGGCAGCATCTGATGGAATTTGAGGTAGACAATAATAACTTTTCTATGCTGGAGCATACCTATGTTCATAAGCTGAGATTGAGGTGAGATTATGGGATTGATTAACCAAGACATAAAGAACCTTGTTAGTGGTGTGTCCCAACAACCCCCTATCCTCAGACACCCTGAACAGCTAGAGGAACAGTTGAATGGGTTGTCTACTGAAGCAAGTGGCTTACAGAAGCGTCCCCCTACTATCTTTGAAGCTAATTTAGGTAAGAGAGGAAATGCTATCAATAAACCTTTGATACATTTCATAGATAGAGATACTGATGAAAAGTATATTGTTATCTTCACAGGTGCAGGTGTTGATGTCTTTGACCTACAGGGTAATAAGAAGACTGTGAATATAAACGAAGATGCTTCGTATCTTTATACACAAAGTCCCCGAAGTAATATTAAAGCTATTACTATTGCAGATTACACCTTTATAGCTAATACAATGCAGAAGACCAAAATGACTGATGTTATTGAAGATAAGTCATGGGATACACAAGGTCTACTAGTTAACATTAAGAGTGGTCAATATGGCAGAACCTATAAGATTGTCATTAATGGTGAAACTGTTTCAAGCTATGAAACCCCTGATGGTAGTGATAAATCTCATACTAAGCTTATAGCTACTGATTATATTGCTGAGAAATTAGCTACTACTCTAAAAGAAGCAGGTTATGTGGTAGCCACAGGTTCTTCATGGCTATACATTCAAAAGAGTGCATATAAAACAGCTACAGGTGAAGAGATATTGTTGTCTCCCTCCACCTCCCCTAAGCAGCAAGAGGATAGATTCAAAGGCTTGTCTTTTATAGGGCATTATTATAATTGGAGAGCTTTCCCTACTACAATTACTAGAAATGTGGATACTATCACCTTAAAATTCCCTACAGAAGAGAATATACGTGCTAATGCTCATGATTCTTTTGCATCTGATTACGCTGCTTATCAAAAGATGATGGAAGAAGTGAACAGGTGTAAGGAAGACAAATGGGCAGTTACACATGAAGTTATTACACAAGGAGCACAAGGTTTAGATATGACAGGTACAATGAATGTCTACACCTTTACTTATACTACTTCTACAGAAGTGCCTTCAGGTAATAAGGCTTACTCCCTTATCACTTCTGCTGAAGTCTTTGATGGTTATAACAATCAGGCTGCCTTTGGTATCCTTAAGTCTGTGCAGAAGTTCACAAACCTTCCTGCTACTGCCCCTGATGGTTACCTTGTAAAGATTGTAGGTGAAGAAGGTAGCAACACTGATGATTACTATGTCAAGTACAGTGCAGAAGAAAAGGTGTGGAAAGAGTGCGCTCGCCCTAACCTGAAGAATCACTTTGATACCTCTACTCTCCCTCATGTTCTTGTACGTGAAGCTGATGGTACTTTTACCTTCCGTAGAGCAGAATGGGAATCTAGGGATATTGGAGATGAAGACAGCAACCCTCTCCCCTCTTTCATAGGGCAGACAATAAATGATGTCTTCTACCACAGAAACCGCTTAGGCTTCTTAAGTGGTGAAAATGTTATCCTCACTAGGAGTGCTAACTTCTTTAACTTTTGGATGACAAGTGCAACCAAAGTGCAGGACACAGACCCTATCGACTTAGCAGTCTCTGATAATACAATTAGCACACTGTATAATGCTGTCACGTTTGATACTGACCTTATCTTGTTTAGTCAAGAAGCACAATTCATGCTCTCTGCTGATGGTGTCTTGACACCTACAAGTGCTAATCTGTCCCCGGCAGTTACCCACTATGAAGCTAGTCTTAAGGCTAAGCCTGTTAACGCAGGACGCAATGTGTACTTTGTAGCTGAAAGAGCTAAGTATACCACTGTGCGTGAGTTCTTCACCGCAGCAGACAACACAGATGCTAAGGATGTTCAAGACATAACATCCCACGTTCCTAACTATATTCCTAATGGTGTGTATAAAATCATTCCATCTACTGTTGAGAATGTTATGCTTTATCTCACTGAAGGTGATGAGACATCAATATATGTCTATAAGTACCTCTTCATTGATAGCCAGCGTGTACAGGCTGCATGGTCTAAGTGGGATATGCAGGGTGTTGTCTATGGAGGGCAATTCATTGACAACTATCTCTATCTGATAGTTGAGCGTAATGGCTATTACTGTTTGGAGAAAATCTCTTTTACTATTAATACCACTGACTTCGATAGCGAAGCCTATCGTATCTTATTGGATTGCAAACATTCCTATCAGATTCCTGCTGATTGCTACGATTCACTTAACGATGAAACTACAGTGAGTGTAAGTGATATTTTTGGTGATATATATGAGCAGGATAGACAATACAGTGCTGTTGCTCCTGATGGTACATATACTAAGGCTAAAGAAGGTAAGCTGGTCTTTATTGGTGACTATTCTAACCAAGTATTGACTGTAGGCATCAATTATAATTTTAAGATTGTTATGTCAACTATTATGGTTAAGCAGTCTGATAATGGAAGCACTCAGGCTCTTATTGAGGGAAGATTGCAACTGCGTCAGATGTGGTTTAACTATGCTGACAGCGGATACTTCAAAGTAACTGTGGATATTAAAGACAAACAAGCCTATGTCTATGAGTATACCTCTAGGCTCTTAGGTACTCGTTTTAATATCTTAGGTGCAATGCCTTTTACCACAGGCTCTTTTAAATTCCCTGTCCAAGCCAAAAACGAGAATGTAAACATTTGTTTGGAAACGGACACTCCACTTCCTGTATCTCTTGTAGGTGCTGGTTGGATTGGCAACTACCAAAGGAGGACAAGACTATTTTAAAAATATCTAACTTAAACATTGTTCAGCTCTGTGACTTTAGAGAAAACATGCGTGAGGAAGACAGGCTGGAATGGTATTATGCTTCAGGTACATCCTTTGGTCTCACTGAAGTGCAGGAGCTATTCAATGCTTTGTGTCTTTATGATGATGAGACACACAGGGTATATGCCATTGGTGGTCTAGAAGATTCTTCCTTAATATGGGTTGTCTGCACTAAAGAGGTAGATGCACACCCTATTAAGTTCCTGCGCTTCTGCAAGCCTTTCTTTAAGCAATGGGTGACAACACATTATGCTGTTTATAATTATGTATGGCTCAAAAATGAGCGACATGTACAATGGCTTAAATGGTTGGGAGCTGAGTTTAGTGATTATAAATATATCAATGGTGAACCTTTTCAGAAGTTTACATTATACAAGGTAAAGGAGTGATGTCTTATGTGCAGTCCTATGGTGGCTGCTGGTATCAGTACAGGCTTGCAAGTAGCAGGTGACTACATGGGACAACGTGCGCAAGCTAAGGCAGCACAGGCTACCATGAACGCACAGGCTAAGGCAGCTATTACTGAAATGAATTGGAATATCATGGACTTAGAACAGCAGCGTACAGATGCCTTTGACCAGGCTGTTGTAGAGATTAGTAACACTAGGTTGAACTCTATGCAGCTCAATAGTGGTGTAAAGGCTGCTGTGAATGAGACCATGAGCGGACGTACAGCTAACCTCATTGTACGTGCTGCTGAGGGAGATACCGCTCGTGCTGTGTCTTCTATTCAAGACAACTATCAACGTAAGTCTAATGAGGTTGACCTGAATCGTGAGCGACAGGTAAAATCCACTCACGAGTTCTTAGAGAACCTTAATGCTTCTGCACCTAAGATGCCCAGCAGATTCACTAACTTTTTGTCTTCTGCTGCAACAGGTTTGAGTAACTATACACAAGCTAGAAATATCATGAACACACAGAAGATTACAGGTGGTATTGGAAAGACAGCCAAGACTGCTACTAAGACATGGGTAGGCAACGCTCCACGTAGCGTCCATGAGAAACTAGGTATTGGCAATGGTATTTATAGGAGGTAAGAAGATTGAGTAAAGAAGTACAGGCAGCGATAGGCACTCAACGGCAGTTTTCAAAACAACCGGAGATTCCCTATGCGCTGTCCTTAAATAAATTCAATGCATCTGCTGGTATCTCCCAGCGTACAGATTTAGATGCACAACGCTTAGCATCATCTTTAGGTCTCCTTGGTAAGAATATCATGGAGGAGCGTATTGCTGATGAAAAGCGTACCCAAGACCAAGCAGTATTGGTCAATGCAGACAAACTCCTCGCAGGTAAGACACAAGAAGACCTGAAGAAGTTTGACCGCATGGCAGCTTTGCAGAACTCTAGTGATGAATTTGACTTGACAGATAACCGCTACGCTATGGCTGTCCTTGAAAAAGGCATTGGTAAAATGGCGAGCCAATATGCCAAAGAGCAATGGATGAATGACCCTGCATCTGAAAAGCCTAAGAGTGTTTCTGAAGCTGTTAGTCTTTTCAATAAATATCTGCAGGAGAACAGAGCTAACTTTAGTGATGATGGTATCTCTAATAAAGTAGCATTTGACCAAGGCTATTATGAGGGTGCTGTTCAAGACACAATAAAAATAGCTAATGAAGCTGACAAGAGAATCAATGATGATAAGCGTCAGAAGATGGTCATGTTAGGTTCTAGTGAGTTTCAAGACCTTGTGTATAGCGGAGCTAAGGGTGAAGACTTCCTCACTCGTGGTAATGAAGCATTGCGTAAGGTGCAGTTAGGTGCTAGAGATAGAGATGGGTTTATTAAAGCTGTTGCCCCTCTTGCTCAGATGATTGCTGACCAAGATTTTGATACAGCAAGATTAGATGCCTTAGGTGACTATCAATACGAAGATGGGTTGTCTTTAAAGCAGATGGTAAACCTCTATCCTTCCTATACAAAGATTGCAGATAACTTTAATCTAAGGGTTACTGATGCTATTTTGAAGAGACATAAACGCCCTGATGGTACTTATGACCTTGCAGGATGTTTACAAGATGCGGATAATTTACCTAAAGATACTGTTACTGCAGAAGGTATTCCTGAAGCTACCCTGCCTATCTCACAGGGAGACAACCCCGACTTAACAGACCTGTCACCTACCATGAAGAGTGTGTTGCCTATGGTTGGTGGTGCTATCTATCAGCTAGGGTTTAAGGATGCACAGATTACTAGCGGTTACCGCACAGCAGAGCATAATGCATCTGTGGGTGGCGTACCAAACTCAGAGCATACTAAAGGTAATGCTGTGGATATTTATCTAGGTGACAATGTGGATGAGGCACAAGCTAATAAAGCATTGTCTTATTTTAAGCAGTATTTTGGTGAGGTCTTATTCCATGATGCAGGTACAGGCAGACATCTGCACCTTGCTGATTACCATGGTGGGATGAAAGCTGCTAATCCTAAAGAGCAATCTGCTGCTGCCTATAGTCCTCAACGTGTACAGAAAGTACGTCAGCTTATCCTTGCAGCACATGCACAGGCTCAGCGTGTTAAGGCTCAACGTGATGCTGAGGAAAGAGACAGAATCAATATGGCTCTTTTACAAACCAATGACCCAAGTGAGCAGATGCAGATTATTAATAGCTCTAATTTACCGGAGACAACTAAGGCTACTATGATTCGTACTATCACACGTCAAGCACGGCAGTCAGCTAAAGGCTATGGTAATGATGCAGAAGCTAAACATTTTTGGGCATATGAAAATGGTTATCAATATATTAAAGATACTCAGACATATGCTGAATGGTATAAAGCTTATCAAGACCCTAATGTTGATGGGGAGTCTAAAGAATATCAGGCTTTGCAAAAGAGAGCCAATAGAGCTACAGCAAGACTTAATGACTTGCTAGAGTTCAAAAAGAAACGTGGGTATATCCCTAGTGAGCAGGAGACAACACAGACTAGTTATGGAAAGAGACCTGATGATGACGTGCCTATGTTTTCCCAAAAAGACAAGGATATTGCTGAGATGAAGATATGGGCAAATAGTAACCCTAAAAATGCTGCTGGCATACCTTTAGATGAAGACCAAATCCGTGATGCTATTGATAAGTTTGCTATACGTAATGGTCTTGATGTGAATGATATTGAGGAGGAGGTCTTTGGTTCATAATGAGCATTATTGATGATTTAAATAAACTGGGTGATGAATCATATGGCGATTTACAAGCCAAAGGGCAAGAACAGCTCCAAAAGATACAGCACCAAGGCTATAATCCTTTTGATGACTTTGGTGAAGCGGTTACCGAATGGATTGCAGACATAAATAAATCAGGTCAGAAGCTTGCTGTGGCTGCTGGTGAAGCCTATAAAACAGGTAATTTTGATGCTATTGATGATATGTCTTTACCTGACGTTGATGCACCTTCCCCCTCTCCTGCCCAAGAAAAGGTTGCACAGGCTTTGCAGGATGCTGTGGATGATGCTCGCTATGTGGCTACCAAAGACCCCCTTACTCTCATAGGTGACGTAGCAGGTGCTGCTAGTCCTTGGATTCCTTTGGCTGTTCAAGTCCCTATCATGCTGCATGAGATGCAGAAAGCACAGGAGATTGAAAATGCCCCTGAGATGTCTGACCAAGCCAAAGCATCCCTACTCCCTATGTTGGCAGGTACTGTGGCAGCTTCTATGACACATGGCGTGGGTGGTCTTTTATCTAAGGCTGCCCCTAAAGTCTCTAAGGTTATGACTACCCCTTTTGTGGGTAGCGGTATTGCAGCAGGTACAGTTCTTGCTATGGATGAGAATGTACGTAATTACGCAGCAGAACATCCTGCTCGTTTTGCTGTCAGCCAATTTTTGACCGATACTGCTATTGGTGCTAAAAAGCTTGCCAAAGCTGATTGGTCTGCCAAGACAAACCCTGTCACAGATGCAGAGATTGTGTCTGAAAAGACAAACCCTGCTACTGAGCCTTTGGCTGATAAGACTAAAGTTGAGGAGACAAACAAAAAGTTAGGTTCTCCTACTAAAGAGAAGAATAAAAGGAAACGTAAGCATCGTAAGCAGCATCGTGAGAATGTATGGGATGTTGATAATGACTATGAGGAGATGGTTACACCTGCTCAGGTTACGAAACGTGAACCCAAGACAACCGCTGAAAAAGCATATCCTGAACAGATGCCCGAACAACAAATGCAACAGGATGCTATTGCTAATCAGTTAGCTAAAGACCATCTTGAAGCTAAGCAGACACCTGAAATTATGCAGGGTGCTCATGGTGATAAGCTTGAATATAGTAAAGATAACCTTTACCCTCATCCTGTGAGTGCAGAGGATATATGGGAAACAGCCAAAGCTATGTTCCCTATTCGCCCCGGTAGATTGGATTTAGCTGATAATGATAGAACCTTAGGCTATTTTATGCCACAAGGTAAAGGTATTCGTATCCGTGGTTTCCGTGCATGGTCTGTAATCTGCCATGAAATCGGACATGGTTTGTCTGATAAATTTGGTTGGGGTAAAGATACAGCAGTTCAAAAAGAACTTTATGATGGTGCTACTTCCATATGGCAACATGGTGAGTATGGTAATAGATATGCTCCGGAAAACTATGCTACCTATGTAGAAGAAGGACGTGCTGCCTTTATGAATGAGTATTGTGTCAACCCTGAGATGGCTAAGAAGCACTTCCCTCTTGCCTATGCTGAGTTTGAAAAGGCTATTGCAAGTGATAGATTCTATCAGGCACAGATGAACCTTTTAGGGCAACAGGTGCGTCGATGGGGTTCGCAGTCTGATTTTAGCAAAGCTGCTGGTATGTTCCATTGGGCAGACAAAGAGCTTGGCAAAAGAATTGATAAACTCATTGGTACTTGGACTGCTACTAAAAAGCATTTTGCTTGGGAGTATGCTGACCTTGACGAAAGCATAAGAGCTTATGAGGATAACCAAGGTGTAAAGATAGCTATGGAGAATGACCCTGCTGTCTTAGCACAGTATGCAAAGCAAGCAGGTAATGATACTGTTGGTTGTCTTCTGAATGGTAATAATCTAGGTACTAGAGCTGCTGTTAAAATGATGCAGACAAAATTTAATATTGCACTTAATAATGTTGTGGCTACTGACATCTTGAAGCCTTTGGATGCACAAGGTAAGCGTGGTGCTGAACTTCAAAAGTGGCTCAAAGAAACTGAGTATAAGGATTTTTATGAAGCCTTTAATACCTATCAAACTGCCAAACATGAATTAGAAGTTATGGCAACAGGACGTAAGACAACACACACTTTGGAAGAATGTAATAAAATCATTGCTAAAGCAGAGGAACTGCCTGAGATGAAAGTTGCTTCTAATCTTTGGAAACAATGGAATGAGAATGTGTTACGAATTGCTGTTGCCGGACAGATTATTCCTGCAAAGGTTGCTAACACTTTCTTAAAGAAGTACCCTGAATATATCCCTATGTCACGTTCATTTGAGATTGAGGGTACTAGTGACTTCTTTGCATCCCATAAGGCTATGACTGTTGAGGGTTCTGAACGTATTATCAAAGACCCTATGGTACAGGCTATGAAGAATATGCAAAGTATTGTCTTCAAAGTGGGACGCAATCGTGTTGGTCTTGCCCTTGCTGATTTAGCTAAGAGGGACAGCGGTCACTTCCTTATGATGCCTGTAGCAGAAGGCAAGTATAAACATGCTACTCAAATTATTACTGTCTATGAAAAAGGCAAGCCTAAATATTATCAATGTATGATGAAAGGTCTCTATGAAGCTATGACTTCCGAAGATGGCAATATGAGTGCTTCTAAACTTGACATTATTGAGAAAATCTCTCATGGCGCAGCAACAGCTTTACGTATTGGCTCTACTAGCACACCTATGTTCGCTACTGCTAACCTTTTAAAAGATATTCTTGAAGCAACCATTATGAACGCTGATGGACGTAGTGCTTCATACATCCCTCTTGTTGCTCCTATGAAAATCTTTTGGCAGGGATTACAAATGCTCAACAGTGACAATGCCTTTGGTAAACTTATCATTCGCAACAACAGAGAACGTGCTCTGCTTAGACAATACAAAAGAGAATTTAGGTCTAATGGTGTCACTATGTCCACACGCTTAGGCTCTATTGCTGAAATCAATAAAGACTTTAGGAAAACTGTAGACCCTAACATTAGTGATTCTGTCCTTGATAAAATCTTATATCCTATCAAAGTATTATGGAATTGGAATGGAGCATATGGTGAAGCTATGGAACAGTTACCACGTATGGCTCTTTATCGACGTGCTAAAGGACGTGGTGCTTCTATGATTGAAGCTGCTATGGTTGCTTCTGACAGTACCCTTAATTTTGCGAAGAGTGGTACTACTGTTAAAATTCTTAACAAGCATACGCCCTTTTTTAATGCAGCTTTTCAAGGTACTTTAAAGGTAGCAAGAGAACTTTCTAAAAACCCTCTTAGCGTTGGTCTTGCTTTAGCAGAACACGTATTATTCCCCACATTGGTACTGTGGTATTGGAATAAAGATGAAGATTGGTATAAGGACATGCCAATGGAGATGAAGAATAAAGCATGGTATATAAAGATAGGTGATACCATCTATGATTACCCTAAACCTGCCTTTATCGGACAACTAGCTGGTTCTATACCTGAGCGACTGTTAGATGTTATGGCTGAGGGTGAAGATAAGCAGGTTATTGCTGATGCTGTCTATAAGCTTATCAAAGACCTTGCTCCTTCCGGTGCTCCTCCTATCATAGAGAAATTCTATGAATGGCAGACAAACCACTCTATGTATCGTAATCGTCCTCTTGTTGACCAGCGTCTTGAAAAGCTCAGTCCTAAGAACCAATATAACCAGTACACCTCTATGGTAGCACGTGGTATTGGGCAGGCAACTAATCTGTCACCTATTAAGATAGACAATACAATCTATGGTCTCACAGGCTCTATGGGTTATACTTTTATGAATGCTGTGGATATGGTGGCTAGGGATAATATTACCCCCAGCAAGAAATGGACTGAATATACTCGCTTTACTTATACTGAGGGTACAGGTACTTCCCGCAGCAAGGATGTATTCTTTGGTGGTCTTGATAAGCTGGAGACACAATATGCAGATGCCTCTTTTGAGGGTAGGAAGCCTAAGGTGGACAAAGAACTTAAAGGTATGCGTAAAGCTAGGGCAGATGCTATGAAAGTTTCTAAGGCTATCAGGGAGCTGTATGCAGACAAAACTATGGATGCAGACACTAAGCGTGCTAAACTTGATGAGCTGAATAAGAAACAAAATAGTATTTACAGAACTGCCAATAAGAAATATCTTAAGTACAAATATATACAATCACCTGAATAATGTAGTATAATAGATGCAAGGAGGGTTGCAAATGAAATTTTTGAAAGAATTGACATTGCCTCAATGTCTTCTTATTATTTTTATACTATACCTGATAGTATGCACCCCTATTGCATCTCACTTATTTTCTATACTTTTTATATTAGTAGATACAGTATATAAAATCTGTGGGTTCTTTTTAGTTGCTACTTTTGTGCTATGCTTTGCTTATGGTACTTATCAACAATGGCACAAAAAGGATATGAAAGGTATCTTAATCTTAACCCCTATTTTTATTTTCATTGTAGTAGTACCTGCTGCAATCATGCTCTATGGGTGGTATCAAGACCATATAGACACATTTTCTTCCTTTTCGCAACAAGCTGATGCTCCTAAGCAAAAGCGTGAGCCTATCACATTAGAAGAACTAAACAAAGTGGCTACACAACTAGAGCATGAAAACAATGAATACATTATATCTGACAAGAGGTGATTTATGATGAGAAAATGTGAAATAATAAGTGCTATCTTATTCTGTATACTCATAGGGCATATGATACTAAGAAGTATAGTAGGTAAGGTAGCAACTAACAGCATGGTATGGACTATGATACTGCTTATTATATCTTGTTGGATAACAGGTATTGTTGATTGGCGTGCTAAAAGTTTAAGAGCTATCCCTTTTCTAGGCGTGGCAGGGGTTTTAACTTTTATTTTTATCTCTAGTGTTGTTACTACTGTCTTCAGGTGAGGTACTATAAATGAAGTACATTCAAAATTTCACATATGCGATGTTTCTGCTTTATTACTGTATTCCACATAGTGCAGCAGGTTATTTTTTCATGTCTTTATATATTCTGCTTGCATCTTTAGGTTTAAGTATTTACCACATCAAAGAAAAAGCATATATAGAGGGTACACCTTTTTATTGCTTCTTCCTGTGGTTTACTTTCCTTTATGCAAGGGATTTACTTTAACTAACACCCCGAGGTGATTCCAATGTACAGCTACTAACTTCATACCTATCCATTGTTGCTTTGTACGGACAATGAAAGGAGTTCTGTCCCATGGAATTAAGTGCTGATATTCAACGTGAAATACAGCAACAGTTTAAAAATAGCTATGCCCAACTTTTAGCGGACATAACTCGCATTTATGAGCAAGGTGCTATGCGTGATGCTCTCACCGGACTGTACAATAAGCAAGCCTTTGAGCGTGACAGTACCACTAATCACTTTGGTTTCGTTGGTATCCTTTTCGCAGACATCAATGGTCTGAAATATACCAATGACCACTTTGGGCACAGTGCAGGGGATAAGCTGATAAAGGACTTTGCAGCTAAGCTTAAGGAGACCTTTATCTCCCCTATTTATAACTGCTATCATATCTCGGGTGATGAATTTATAGTAGCTGGGTTCGATATTAAAATCCATGAGTTCCTTGGAAGTGTATTGTCTTTCCATAAATCCCTATGGAATAAAGACAACCCTCCCCTAGCTGCTTTAGGCTATTCTGCTGGTGTCTTCTTAGATATTGCGGAAATCACAGCATATGCCGAAAAAGCAATGTATGCAGACAAACAAAAATTTTATGATAATTTTCCTCAGATGAGGAGATAATAAATTGAATTGGTGACCGCTGGCTCTTTTAGAGCTGGTGGTCTTTTTATTTTTGTAAAGGAGATGATTAATATAGCTATTAAATTGGCTACATCTATTACTTACACAGCAGATGGTTCACAAACAAATTTCTCTATTCCCTTTGACTATTTGCGTCCATCCTTTGTCCATGTGTCTGTTAATGATGCAGAGGTTTCCGAGGGATTCACTATAAGTAATCGTATGGTTATGTTTGATTCTGCACCAGCTAAAGATGCTGTGGTGCATATCTATCGTAACACCCCTACCACTCGATTGGTGTCTTGGGCAGATGCAAGTATCCTGAAGGCTATAGATATGACGATTGCAGAGGTACAGCAGTTACACATCTTAGAGGAGGCAAACGATTGGTCTAAAACTCATTCTATTGTTTTTGATGAGGAAAGGGGTGTATGGCAAGGACGCAACTATCGTGTGTCTAATGTGTCTGACCCGACAGAAGCACAGGATGTTGTAACCAAGAATTACTTAGAGAACACCGAGGATTCCTTTGTTCAGCGCATGAACGCTATCAAGACACAGACTGAACAATTTGCTAACACAGCAGGTAACAGCAAAGATAGTGCCTATAAGAGTGCACAGTCCGCTAGTGTATCTGCTGCAAGTGCTGCTGAAAGCGCAAAGTTAGCCGAAGGCTACAAGAACATAGCTGAAACTGCTAAGAGTGATGCGTCCCTTTATGCTGCCAACGCTAAGACCTCTGCTGATAATGCAGGTGCTAGTAAAGAAGCAGCTCAATCTGCTGCTACTGCTGCTAGTAACTTTGCGTCTGCTGCAAGAAATAGTGCAGGTGAAGCAAAAACTTACAAGGACAATGCAAAAACCTACATGGACAATGCAGAACTCTACATGAACAACGCTAAGAATTATAGTGAAAATGTTAATGTATTTGTACCTAGTGTGTCCTCTGCTGGTGTGTTAAGCTGGACGAATAAAGCTGGTTTACCTAATCCTGCTAGTGTAAACATTAAAGGTGTAAAAGGTGACGCAGGCACTGCTGCTACTATCACGATTGGTAGCGTGACCACAGGTGAACCTGGCACTAACGCAAGTGTTACCAATAGTGGTACTTCTACTAACGCTATCTTGAACTTTACGATTCCAAGAGGTAATCCGGGTTCTGGCGGTGGCACTTCTGTTGAGGTGGATGCTGCATTAAGTGATACAAGTCTTAACCCTGTACAGAATAAGGTTATCAAAGCTGCTCTGGATGGCAAATTGAACACTACTGACACTGCTACTGCTGCTCAAAAATTAACAGCTTCTAAAGTAACTGCTGTTAATGTAGGTCGCCCTATTGTCTTTTTCTCTAATGATTCTGGGGGCGCATGGCTGGAAGCTCGTTATGATATTAATTTTAAGTACAACACAGTAACTAAAGATTTAACTGTTGGCACTATTAATGGTGTTGATGTTACGGCAATAGATACCACCTACGCTAAGAAAACAGATATTAGTGGTGTGGTTAAATCTGTCAATGGCACAGCACCCGATGCGAGTGGTAATGTAACTATTACGGCTACTGGTGGTGTAAGTACATCCTCTGCAAATACATGGACGGCAGTGCAGGAGTTTTATAATACAAAGACCTTCCGCGCCTGCCATACCGGCTATTTTGTAGAAGGTACTAGCGATACACCGGTAACTGATACAATGTGGTATACAACAAATGGTGATTTTACTCTTAATCTCTCTAATTTTGCTATGTTGCTTGGTACGTATGAATCTATTGTATTCTCTGCATACTTTACTGCTGATGCTGACCATGCTCTGACTATCAGTGGTGCAGGCACTATGACATACATAGGTAGTGCAAGCGATATTGCTATTTCCGGCTCTGGTACACTTCTGACTGTCTGGATGATAAAGAACTCTAATGGTGTTGTAAGTATTGTACAGGCTCATAAGTTAGGAAGTGGTACATAATGAGAAGATTGTTCTTTGGTGAAGTAAAGGTTGAAGATGGTAGCAAGCATTGGACTTTTAGGGAAGTAGATAATAAAACAATAGCTTTTACTGTTCCAAAGGGGATTAAAAGAATCAAAGTGTTTGCAGAAGTTGATTATGCTTCAGATACCGAAGACTATTCAAGTTTTTTTGCAAATATTAAAAATACAATAAATAATAAAATTTGGGGTGAAGGCATTTCAGAATGTGAGCAGTTTGAAAATATAAACCACGTAGATATTGATTCTATTGTAGGTGTAACCCCAAATAAAACCTATACATTGCATTTTGACTGTTATTATACAAGTGGTGTAACTTTTTCGTGGGGCAAAGCCATAAATTCGATGACACCTACAGTTGAAGATTATTAAGCAAAGGAGAAACAAAATGCAAACAAAATATAAACACAAAGACCAAACCTACTCTAGCATTTACCCACTTTCAGAAGCCTTAGGCAAAGAGGGTATTTTCATCCCACTATCAATCAGCGATGAATCCTTAGCAGAATTAGGCGTAATCATCACGCATGAGGAAGAACCCTTAGAAGTGATTAAGCAACGTAAGATTGCGGAGCTTAAATATCAGCGTGATAAAGCAGAGGTTACTCCCATTGAATACAATGGACATAGTTATGACTTTGATAGTAAAGCCCGTGACAGAATCAGCGCTGCAATTATTGCGCTGGAACTGCAAGGCGAGGGAGCTACAATAGAGTGGACCACGGCAGATAATGCCGATACGCCAGTAACTGCTAACGATTTAAAGATGATTATTGCTGCCGTGGCGGTGCGCTCAAACAAACTGCATACTGCGTATCGTGTAACAAAAGAAAAAGTTGAGGCAGCAACTACGGCAGCAGATGTAGAAGCCGTGATACTTAAAGTTTAATTATAGGGGTGTAGCAGATGATAGAACAATCTTTAGATGCGGCGTTGAACTCCGTGATTAACGTTGTGTTCGGTGGCGTAATAACGCTGCTAATTACCATGTACCGCCAAAAGAAAAAAGAAAATGACGCGCTGAAAGCGGGGCTGCAAGCGTTGCTCCGTGACAGAATAATCCAGGCATATAATCACTACGTCCAGGATAAAGGCTGGATACCAATCTATGCCAAGGAAAGCATCGACGCTTGCTACAAAAGTTATGAGGCGCTGGGCGACAATGGCGTGATTGACAGTCTGATGGAGCAGTTAAATGAACTGCCTAACTATGATTTAAAAGAACATGATGAAAAATGTAAGGAGTGTAAGTGTCATGCGTAAAATAATTAATATGTTAAAGAAGAACGACAACGCTTACAGCGTAGGCAGAATCTGCGCTGTGATTGGCTTTGTTGTTTGGGTATTGGTTACACTATGGCTTGCTTTTTTTGCCAAGACCTGGAGCGGCTACGAGAGTTGTACGCTTGGTATGGTTACACTGCTGCTTGTACAGTTAGGCAATAAGGCTATTGAAACAAGAATGTTTAAGGTGAAAAGTGAGGAGCGGAACGATGAGCGATTGGAATAAAGCATTAGCGACAGAGATTGCAAAAGGATTGATTAATACAGGAATTGAAGGTGGCTATGACAGCGTGGCGAAGTCTACGGCTTATGCTTATCCGTCAATCGGCGTGTCACAATGGGAAGGCAACAGAGCCGATGAGCTTTTGAGAGCTATTCCCGGCGGCGCAGAATATGCAGGCCGCACTTACATTGATATTAAAGCAAGCGGCGAACTGCCGATGCTGAAAGAGCTTTTGAGAAGTGAAGCAGGACAGCAGGCACAGTTGGAACAACTTTCTCGTGACTGTTTGCAATACATTGAAGTCTTGCAGCAAGTGCCGACGCTTGACGATACTAGATGTATCATCTACGCTGGTATGTGGTGTCCTACATCAACCTACGTCGTAAAGCGGTTTTTAGAGAATCGTTTTGAGCGCGTTAACCTGCGCAGCCTTGAAGCGTTGAACAAGCTGTTCAAAAATTATTACTGGATAGCTGCCGACGTTGGCGAGATGTATAGAGTTGGTTATGCCAACAGAGCAGACAATACATATCAGTATGTTGCTGGTATTGACTTAACTACGCCGTATGGCGTACCTGCTTATGGCTATGCTGGCAATGGAAGATAAGGAGGTGAAATCATGGAAGAATTAAAAGCTTTTGTTGCTGACAAGAAATTTTTAGTAGGCCTTGTTTTAGGCTTTGCTCTTGGCGCGCTGCACCATTATTTCGGATTATAACAAACTACCAGGCACATAATAACAATCTTCTACAAGAAGGCACAAATTGCACAAAAATACTTCGCCTATGAGTGCTTTGAAATTAGCACCGCTTACGATTTATCCTGCGGCGAGCTAAAGCCGCTTGTAGGCGAAGTTTGTGCGTCTGACGCGATTTATAATGTTTTGCAAATGCAGGTATTTATATGAGGTAATAATGAAAGATGAAACAAGACGTAAGATTGATAAAGCTGTTAAGATTAGTCTTATTGTTGCTGGTCTTTTGCTTATCTGTAATGACGTGTACTGGCGTTGGCACGGCGGAAGCGGCACCCAAGCAAATAACGCTGTCAATCGAACAGTGGAATCAATTCAAAAATCAAACAAATCTGCTGGAAGCGAAATTGAATCTAGCAGACGAGAAATTGAAACAGCAGAAAAACACGTCAACAGAACTGCTGACGCAATTAAGCGAAGCGAAGAAACAGCTCGCTCTAACGCAAGAAGCACTGACGAACTCCAAGCGCTCATTAGTGAATGCAAAGGAATCGTTGAAGCGCAGCGAGAAATTATACGAGACGTTGATAGAGCAAATGGAATACGACCGGAAGAGAACGAACAGAATTAAGTATCAGCGGAATATTTATGCAGGTACTGCGTTATTCTTCTTGCTTTGCGCAGCTGCAAAATAAAATTATTGGATGGTGTTACGATGGATGAAAAGGAACAAATACCAGCAGGCATTATTACAATGTTATTAAAAGGTTATGTAGAAACTATTGCTTTCCAAAGAAAGATAATCTGTGCCGCTTTGTTTGGATGGGCGGCAACAGCTATAGCTTTTATTTATTTAGGTAGGTGACAATAAAATGGACACGCTGCTGAAGAACACGCGTGACTGGCTACAAACATCAACGCGGCGTTCTTTCAGCGCGGTATTGGAAGAAGCAAAGATAACACCACGGCAGGTAGAAATTTGCGAGCTGAAATTTGTAAAAGGCTTGACTAACTATCAGATAGCTATGCAATTGAATGTATCTGTCAAAACAGTGGATAAGGAATTGAATACTGCGTATAAACAAATAACAAATGTATTATCATTCCTTTAAATGCAACGAACCGCCTTTTATGGCGGTTCTTTTTTTATGGGGAATTTGTAGGGATTGCTTTGCTAAAAATCAGCTAAACTATAAGTGAGGTGATAAGTATGTACGGACAATATAACCCTTATATGGGCGCAACACCGCAGATGCAGCAACGGCTGAATTATTTGCAGCAACAACAGCAGCAGATGTACCAGCCAACTATGCAGCAGCCTATGCCTATGGCATTGAAAGGCAGAATTGTTACCAGCATGGATGAAGCAAAGGCAGCTCAAATTGACTTGGACGGAACGAGCACTTTCTTCCCTTGCCCTGCCGAAGGAAAGATTTACGAAAAACTTATAGGCTTAGACGGCCTGCCGATTTTCAGAGTATATCAAATTAACAATTCGCAGAAGCAGCCTGCATATGCTGAACAAAACATTGTAGATAGATTAGTAGAACGTGTGGACAGATTGGAAAAGCAGATTGGAGGGATGAACCATGAACCCGATGCAGATAATGGCAATGTTACAGAACAGCGGTAATCCTATGATGATGCTTACACAATTAGCACAGCAGAATCCTATGATGAGCCGCGCGATGCAAATGGGGCAAGGCAAGAACGAAGTGCAGTTAAAAGAAACTGTACGTAACCTTGCAAGGCAACGCGGCATGAGTGACGAACAGTTTACTCAGTTTTTAAGTCAATTCGGTTTAAAGCTCTAATGCGCGCAATGAGCTTTACATATAATTCCTGGAGGTGAAATTTTATCATGGAAGGTGCAAACATTGTTCCGGTAATGGACATGAACAGAAACAACAACTACGGCGACTGCTGGGGCGGCGGTATGTGGTTTATGTGAATTATCGTTCTTTTCGCTCTTATGGGCGGCTGGGGCGGTAATTGGAATAACCGCGGCAATATGGGCGCAGAAATCTTTGCTAATGGCAGTATGACACGTGACCAAATCGCAGACCAATTTTCTATGCAGGATATTAAAGAAGGTATTCGTGGCGTTCAAAATGGTTTGTGTGATGGCTTCTACGCTCAGAACAGCACTATGCTGAATGGTTTTAATGGTGTACAACGTGACATTATGCAGACCGGCTATCAGTTAGGCAGTCAGCTTTCCGAAAATCGTTTTGCTCAACAGCAATGCTGCTGCGAAACTAACAGAAATATTGACGCAGTGCGCTATGAGAACGCGCGTAATACCTGCGATATTGTCACCGCAGTAAAAGAGGACGGCGAAAAGACCAGAGCAGTTCTGATTGCCAACCAAATCCAAGACTTGCGCGACAAGCTGGCAGACCGTGACCGCGACTTGCAGACTGCAAACTTCCAATTATCTCAACAGGCGCAGAGTGCAAATCTTATCGGTACATTAAGACCTTATCCGCAACCGGCTTATATTACGAATAGCCCGTATCAAAGCATTGCTGCTAACGTAGCCGGTGCTTGTGGCTGTGCGTATAACGCAGGCTGAAAATAATAAGTTATGTGCATTAACTGCACTGCAAGGGACGGTGCAGGCCGTCCCTATTGCTTTAATAAAGAGGTGAAAACAAATGATTTGCAATCAGAAATCCGCATTAACAACGGTAGCAACGGCGGCGCAGACTGTTGCAGCGAACGGCTTTGTCGGCTTCCCTACTAACAATCTTCTGACTGGCGTATCTATTAAGCATCCGGCAGGAAGTACAAGCGTTAACCTTATCCAGGGACTTTACCTTGTGACTTTGAACGCTGATATTACCCCGACTGCGGCAGGCGATATAGGTTTAAATCTTCTTCGTAATGGTGTAGCAGTACCGGGAGCAGAAGCAACAGTAACCGGTGCAACAGGCGATACATATAATATCTCCTTTGCTACACTGCTTAGAGTATTGCCTAGTTGCTGTGTGATTGATAATAATGCAGCGTTGCAGGTGCAGGCTACGGCAGCAGGCACTATCAGCAATGTATCTTTGAGCGTTGTAAAAATGGCGTAAGGGGGCGACGTTATGCACAAACTAAAGAAATATTGGGAGAAGGTAAGCGCTGACCCAGTAAAGATAACAGAGATGGAAGAAATAGTTTGTGAAGCGTTAGAAGAAGTGCGCGGACGCTGCCCGAGGCTGTTTTGGGATACTGCATATAAACTGCATTGTGTAGCTTATGGCCCGCATTTTGACGAAGAGCTTGCAAAAAAGGCAGTTTCCAAAATGAAGAACATTGACGGTACGTGTGGCGAACATTGGACGTTTGAACAGACTAGCCAATTTGCAGACCAACAGGGAATACGTTGTAAAGCTGATTGGTACTATGTTATGAATATGCTGCATAGTGATTTTGCTGAAATTCTTGGAAGCGACACTAACAACTACGTGCGTATGGCAAAAGCGTATATAAACGACCCGGACGCATCAGAGGGAAAAGTTCTTGACGCTTGGCTGGCGCAGATGGAAGCCTAACTGTAAACCTTAAAAGTGAAATGAGCACGTATAAAGCACATATAGTATGCAACAGGTATGTAACAAATAGCGTAAAGAATGACTTAAAATAAGGATGCTCAATTTACCAAACGTTAATAGAGAAGGCTATCTCAATCAATCACAAATCGCAAGAAAAGCCCGTAACCATGCAGGTTGCGGGCTTTTTCTTCGCCTCCATTATTTTCAAAAAGTGTCCACAGCTCATAGAAAATCAGCTACGTATGTAACGAGTATGCAACACATATGTAACACGTATGTAACAAACTATATTAAATTTATAGCCTCTAACAGTTGCTCTAACGTCTTATGAGTGTAAACTCTTTCCGTTACGTCGGAGCTGGCGTGCCCCAGAATTAGCTTCTTGATTTTTACATTTACGTCTTTATCATCAAGCAGGCTTGCGCAAGTGTGGCGGCCGTCACCGGGCAAGTGGTCCATCTTAAACATATTCATTACCGGTTCCCAATATCTGCTGCGGTATGCGTCATAGGATATATTCTTGCCCCGTTCATCAGAAAAGATATATTCGCCGGTGCTGCGTTCACAAGCATCCTTGAAGAAGTCGAATATTTTATCAGCAATAGGAATTCTTCTGCCGCGGCCTGCCGCAGTTTTCATGCCGCCAACGAAGAATTTATTTTCAAAGTCGACGTTCGCCTTCTCAACCTTCACTAGCTCGGTGGGGCGCATGCCGGTATAACAGAGGATAAGCACAGCTTGCACTTTTATATCCTGGCTGTTCTCCCATAATATAGCAAGCTCCTTTTTGGTCAGCGGATTATGTATTCTGCTCTCAACCTGCGGCGGCAGGCTGGTAAGCTCAACATAATTCTTTACTATAATATCATTAGCAAGCGCATATTTGGCCATCAGATTACATACGATTCGGATTGCCTTCTTGGTGGCGTAGCCTTTGTCGCAGTCATTTATAATCTGCTGGAATTGCGCTGTCTTAATATTCTTGAAGGGTATATCCCATAGCGGCGCGCAGCGTTTATATGCTGCCTTATATTGGTTAGATTGCTCTTTGCCGTCGACGTAGGTTGCGGCTTCCCATCTCTCGTGTACCTGGGCGAACGTCAAGCCTACGCTTTCAACATCATAGGGCGATTGGTTGTATTCAGCCAGGGCATTAAGGGCTTCCGTGCGCTTTGCATAGTAGCCTAGTATTTTCATAAGCTGGCGACCTTCATCGGTAAAGCCCGTTGTAATGCGGACCATATACGGCCGCCGCCGGTTCCCGGTCAGCTTCGTAACAGAACCATAGCCGTTAGGTAATTTCATGTTTAGTTGCTCCTTCCTTTTTCAGTTGTTGCATTTTTTGCAACAGTTGTGGATAAACTGTGTATTGATTCTTTCAAGCGTTTATATGAAGTTATTATTCACAAATTAAACATATTATCATGATATAATATAAGTAGGTGTTCGGGGCGGCTGTGCGGTCCGGTGTAGGCGCAGTAGACGGCGCAGCTTCCGTGGGCACATATACAAGCATATTGTATTTCATTTTCGGGGTGTTGAATGAAGTGCAATTCTTGATTCCCTTCTTTCTCCTTTTTTCTAGGTTTTCATGTTTTCCAGATTTTTTTCATGCAAGGCAAACCTCCTTTCAAAATTTTGTTTACGATTTGGCAAAAACAACAGCAACAATAGCTCACGTGTACGGCGTGGGCTATTGTTGTTTTTGTTTATTTATGAAAAGTGTGGGCCATAATATCACAAGCGATATATTCGTATGTAGAGAGATTATAAAGTATTCTTGATGGCACACCATGAGGAAATTTCTTTTCCAGCCTTCTAATAATGTTTTGTGTAAATAATTCCGTTGATATATTGTGCGAATAAAAAGATTCAGTATCAGTGCAAATCTTCAATAGAAAAGTACAACCAGCTATTCCGGATAGCGGTGAGAAAATGCCGTTTGCATATATAGATATAGCGGCTATTGGCAAGCACAGCATACCACCAATAACCAAAATTTTAAATGTGAGCTTTGCGAAACCTCCGAATACAAACTTACTAACATATATGCCGGCGTTGGCTTCTAGGTATTCTTGCATATACGGCATTGTCGGGTAGGGGTAATCAGCGTAAGCATTTCTGACAATCGTTCTTGCTCCTTCCTTGCCGTTGGTAAGAATGAAGTAGCAAATCAGTGTTATTATTGCAATCGCAAGAGAAATTTCATACATTATAAGCACTCTCCTTTGTAATAAAAAAAATAATGGGCAGCTTTTAGACTGCCCATGTCACGTCTTGCGCCAATGGCACAGCGAAAATTGTTTGATAGAGGTTCTTAATCTGTAGGCTTATAGTGTCACTGTCAACCATGTTAACCACCTCACTTTCTGTCTTTATTTGATTTAATAATAGCACATTTAAATGTAAACTGCAATTTAAATAATTACTTTTCCTAAAACTCTTTATAATGAGCGAGCTTAGTGGTAGAATATAAATAGGTTCTTAATGTTGTAGGCCTGCTTTAATTTGAATGGAGGGCACAATGCAGGTTTTATTGAGTAGGATAATCGGTATATTGCGGGAAGTGAAAGATGAAGAAACGCTGGCTGTCATATACAGTTTTATCCTTGGACTTGTAGACGAAGATTGATTTTTTATTTGCTGCACTAATTTAAAAGGCATAGCAAAATCCCCCGTACCGCGGATGGTACGGGGGATTTTTTATTTGCCGGTTATTTGCTTTTTGCCAGATTGTGAACGAAATCTTCAAATAAAGTTTTCATCTCGGGCGGCAGTTTGAGATATTCCAAAAATAGATTCTTGGTAAACTCATCATCTGTCTTCAGCAGCTTGCCAACTTGCAGTGCTAATTCTTCGTTGGTCGTGTTCCTGGCACGGAACATATTTCCTTCGCCAGTACGTAGCCAATCTTCATTAACATAGAACACACGGCAAATATCACGAATGGACCTATCAGTTATATTGTAAGTACCGTTTTCATAGTTGGCAAGCGTGGACCGTCCTATTTGCATTTTCTCTGCGAACTCCTGCTGATTTAGTTTTAAAGCTTTGCGCAATAGCTTTAAACGCTCATTCATTACAAACCACTCCTTTCTAGTGTTGCCACCAAACATTACGTGCTTATTTTAACATATAAAGAAAAAAAGTACAAGAAAAATGTTTGAAATAAGAAAATACATATTGACGCAAACAGAAGAAGAGAGTATAATAAAACCATGATATGTTTGATGCAAGCTATAAAAGTTTGAGTAGAACAGATTGCTGTATACTGTTTCTTGTATCTTACAAAAAATGGAGGTGAGAACAATGGAAGTAAAAGAGATGCTTGCTGAAAAGCGTGTAAAGCGCACGGCGGTTGATATGTCCAAACTTAAAGCGGACGGCCTTATGGTTGCGGCCGCATATATGCAAGGCTTGCAAGCTGCCGTAAAACTGTGTGAACAGCAACAACAGGTAGTCGGCCAGTAGTAGGGCTGAAATAGAAACAAGCCCCGCGCCTAGCGTCGGCGCGGGCAGGAGGTGTGCTTTGAATAAGAACACTGACAAGGATATGCAGCGAATCATGGCGGCTGTCTGCTGTGACACACTGGAAAAGAAAGCCGAAAAGGAAAAGCGCGCTGGCGTTATTGAACGCATGAATCAGCGTTACGAAACGGCAATGCGCTTTATGAAAAGGAGGAAATAGAAATGCTTGGAAACGTTCCTATTAAAACGGCTGCACGGCTCATGCAGAAAAGCGAAATGTTTGTGCGCTGTGGCTTGCGCTGCGGAGCCTTGCCGTTCGGTGTGGCCTTCCACGCGAGCAGTAAAAAGAACTGGACTTATCATATCAGCCCCGCAAAATTTTCCGCATACATGGGCATTACGCCTCTTGAATTGGAAGAAGAAGTGTGGAGGTATGACTGAGTGACTAAGAAGAAAAGAAGATGTGTTGTATGCGGCAAAGATTTGTCGCACATGAACTTCTCTAAAGTAGTAGATAAGGAAAGCGGCCTGCTTGTTACCGTGTGCAGCGGAGGCGAGTGCTGGCGCAAGATTGTTATGAAAGGATGGGGCAAATGAGTAAGACTACTAAGGCTTTTATTATCACTGTTATTCTGCTTGCTGGTCTTGTCTTTCTGACCGGTGGCAGCGCCGCAAAGATGGCTGCTAGGGCACATGGTTTTTTGTTCCCTAGTTATAAGCAAACGTTGGTTGCCTACACCGTAGGCGAGGGACAGACGCTGTGGGAGATTACCGGGCGTTACATGGACCAGCAGGATAAATACCGTGATTGCCGTGAGTTTATGCACGACATAACAGAGTACAACAATCTGAACGGCGTGAAGTGGTTGCAAGCGGGACAACAAATTGTTATTCCGTTATATAAAGAAATTTAAGGAGGCATGAAAATGAAGGGCAAATTAATTATGACCGTCGAACAGGCGGCCGACCGCGTGGCGTGGGAACGCGTCCGCAATAGCGGTATCGGCGGTAGCGACGTAGCCTGCATCATGGGACTTAATCCCTGGAAAAGCGCTTACGCACTCTACGCTGAAAAACATGGTGACGTTGAGCCAGAGGACCTTTCCAATAATGAATTCGTTTATTGGGGTACGGTGCTTGAACAGGTTGTAGCTGACAGATTCTGTGAGCTGACCGGCAAAAAGGTTCGCAGATGCGGCACATTGCAGGATGAAAGCTATGAGTTCATGCTGGCGAACGTTGACCGCCTTGTGGTAGGCGAGAATGCAGGCCTTGAATGTAAGACCGCGAACGGCTTTAAGTCGAAAGATTGGGACGGTGACGAGCTGCCAGACAGCTACTATTGCCAGTGTCAATGGTACATGGCTATTACCGGCTGTGACAAATGGTACATCGCCTGCTTAATCGGCGGCAACCATTTTGTATGGAAAGAAATTCCCCGTAACGATGAGTTTATTTCAGATATGAGAGCGCAAGCGATTATATTCTGGAACAACCTGCAAAACGATATTCCGCCGGAGGTTGACGGCAGCGAAAGCACTGCCGCAACCATTGACAAAATGAATAAGGATAAGTTAGCGGTTGACAGTATCGCACTGCCTAGCGCAGCAGAACAATACATTAAGTGTATTGACGGACTGACGGCAACGAAAAAGGTACTGGAAGAACAGTTAGCGCAGGCACAAAACGCCTTGAAGCTCATGCTGAACGGCAGCGAAAGCGGCGTGTTTATGGATAGAAAAATTACCTATATACAGATTGCCGGAAGAGTAACGCTGGACAAAAAGGCACTGAAAAAAGACCTGCCGGACGTGTACGAAAAGTATGCCAAGGTTGGCAAGCCTAGTATGAGGTTCACGTTAAAATGAGCCTTACAGAGCAAGAGGAATTAGGCGTTATGCTGTTCCATAAGCGGAAAAAATTAAACATGCTGCAAGGCGATGTTGCTGCAATGGTTGGCGTAGAAAAGCCGACCATCAGCTCATACGAATGCGGCGTAGTTAAAAATATTGCATTGCGTACACGTGTAAAATTGGCACAAGCATTAGACTTGTCGCTGGAAGAAATTTTGTATGACAGTGAAAAAGATTGTTTGAAATTAAGGAGGTTAAAAGAAGATGGCAACTATTAACGGTATTCAAAAAAGAAATAATAGCAGTACTGCAAAGGCACCGTCGCCTTTAAGCTTAGCGATTAACAGCGCAGCGGTCAAAGAACGTTTCGAAAAAATGCTTGGTGAAAACGCCGGCAGTTATCTGTCTAGCGTGTTAACAGTATACAACAACGATAAACTTTTGCGCGCAGCGGATTATCATACTGTGCTTGCAGCAGCAGCTACGGCAGCAAGCCTCAAACTTCAAATCGTGCCAACTCTCGGCGAAGCATATATTGTTGCTTATGCCGGTATAGCTCAATTTCAAATTGGATACAAAGGTTTAATTCAGCTCGCTATGCGCAGTGGGTATATGAAAAAAATTATCATGGTGCCAGTTTATGAGGGAGAGTTGAAACATTGGAATAAATTCGATGAGACTTATGAACTCGGCGAAGCGGTAAGTGATAATGTAGTGGGTTACTTCGCGGTCATCGAAACAGTTGGCGGTTTTAGAAAAGCGCACTATTCAACCAAAGAGCAGGTACTTGCTCACGCAAAACGCTTCAGCAAGGCGTTCAATAAAGGACCTTGGAAAACTGACTTTGACGCAATGGCCTGCAAAACAGTCTTGTTGCCTATTTTGAAAACATATGCACCTAAGTCTATCGAATTATTGACTGCCTTTGAAAATGACGGAAAAGCCGCTGTGCTCAACGAAGAAACCGGCGAGGCTGAATACATCGACGTTGACGCAGAGAACGCTACAGAGCAAGCGCAGGAGCTTGCAGAGGGTGGCAAGGTTGATACTGCAACCGGTGAAATCTTCACGGCAGAAGAAATTGAAGCAAGCATGAAATAACCAAAATCATCGGGGACAAAATGTCCCCTAAAGTGGGGACAAAATGTCCCCTAAAAATTTGAAAGGAGCGGGACAAAATGTTGAATGTAAAAGCGACACCGTGCGAAAAAAGTAAAGCAATAGTTCTTGTAGGTAAAGGACACTTTGGCTTCAGTAACAAATTTGCGGACGATTTAGAAGAAGCAAAGCCAGATGCTTTCGACTTATTCTTTGAGCTTATCAAGGGAGCAGCTGGACTTCATCTTCTTTCTATGTATTCGTATAGAAAGAGCAATCCGAAACGCTGGTATAGATTTTTGAAGTTCTGCAAGAAGGACGGAAGAATCAAGGTATACCGGAAGAACAATAAAATGGTGTACGAAGTACCTACATACTTTGAGGAGTAAAACATGGCTGGCAGGTATTATTGGTTAAAGCTCAACGAAAACTTCTTTGAAAGTGATGTCGTTGAGTGGCTAGAGGACCAGGAAAACGGCGAAAAATACGTACTCTTGTACCTTAAACTGTGCTTAAAGTCATTGAAAACTGACGGCGTACTTGTTCGGCAGGTCGGCAAAATGACTATTCAGCATACTGCTGAATCAATCGCTAAACAGACGCAATTTGATATTGAAATCGTCGAAAGTGCGCTTGCTTTGTTTGAACAAATTGGCCTTATTGAGAAGAACGATAAAGGCGAAAGCTACTTGCCGGAGGTTGCTAATATGACCGGCAGCGGTAGCGCGTCAGAATCAGCGACGAAGAAAAAGACGCAACGTCAAAATAAAAAGGGACAAAATGTCCCCGAAAAGGGGGACAAAATGTCCCCAGAAAAAGGGACAAAATGTCCGACAGAGATTAGAGATAAGAGTATAGAGTATAGAGATAAAGAAAAGGATGATTATCATCATCCTAAAAGAAATGACGATGACGAGGCAAAAACACATACTGAAATTTTTGCCTTGTGGGAGAAAAACATGATGCCGCTTACTCCAATCGTCGGAGAAAAACTGCAAGCCTTGTTAGGTGAGGTTGGCGAAGCTGCCGTTGAGCAAGGAATACTAGCGGCGGTAGAGCACGGCGCAAGAAACTTTGCGTATGTGCAGACCGTAGCAAGAAACTATGCCAGCGGCAACAGCAAGAAGCAAGGCAGGAATGATTATACAGGCATGGACCTAGTGAACGAATTGTACGGAGGCGAAGAAGATGCTGCAACAGCAGAGAATAGCCCAAACGATTGTTAAACTGCAACAGGCAGGAAAACGGATGCCGCAGGATATACGGCCCGGCTTTGACCGCCTGGAAGAAGCGAAAAGAATTCTGTCAGAAACAGTCGACCTTTGGACGGGAATTTTTAATCACCAAAATGTAGGCCTTGACCGGTGGGAGAAAGCAGAGCAGATTGCGCTTACCTTGACCGGTGCGAACGGCCTTAACGTGAATATAATCAGCCCGGCGCTCATGCAGGCGGCTTTGAAGCAGGCAGAAGAAGCTCATGTGCAGGAGAATATAAACCGTTGCAACATGGAGAAACTGAGCGACGGAAAGCCGCTAGCTGATAGGCTGAACAGTATGCTGCTCAAATGGACAATGGCAAAGCTGGCGGAACACCGGCTCATTATGCCGTATATGCCGCAGGATAAAGCCGTATTTGAGTACGGCCGGCAGATTGGCTTGAATGATAACGCTATTGACAATCAATTCCGTATCCTGCAATGCTACATGAATGACTTCGCGTACAGCCGCAAGCATCATGAACCTTGTAAAAGTAAGTTGCTGAAATGTGGCGATGAGCTTACTTTGGAGGTGCTGGCGTGAGGAATTGGGTGGCATGGGTCGGCATGAAGTACGGCACGTTGACCATTGAAAAGTTTTTAGGTTATGAGGACGCACGAAATACTTATTTTTTAGTGCGGTGCGATTGCGGAAAGACAAAAAAAGTTAAAACCGGCGAATTCCTGCGAGGGAAAGCGAAATCTTGCGGCTTGCTGAATTGCAAACGCAAAGTCGCTAGACTGTTAGACTTGCCGCAACCGCCGAAAAGCGACCCGGAGCCGAATAGAGAAATAACAAGCGCGATTGAAGCGCGCATAAAACCTAAATACTTCTGCAAGGCTGTTGCCCCAGAGTGCGTGATAAGTACACTCTTACACATCTGCTGCTGTGAGTGCGATAGGCCTTGCAAGCGGTGTGAAAATACGCCGCAGAAGTGCGGAGCGAGGGAGAGGGCGAAATGAACTTTGTAGATTTTTTCGCAGGAATAGGCGGTATTCGCTTAGGCTTAGAGCAAGCCGGGCATAAATGCGTCGGCTTCTGCGAGTTTGATAAATACGCCAGGACGGCGTATAAAGCTATGTACGATACGGAAGGAGAGTGGGAAAACCACGATGTACGAACAGTTAAGCCTTATGATGTTCCAACCGCCGACCTCTGGTGCTTCGGCTTTCCGTGCCAAGACATCAGCGTCGCAGGCAAGCAAAAAGGCCTGCAAGAAGGTGAGCGAAGCGGATTGTTTTACGAAATTATGCGACTGCTTGCCGGACGCAGGCAAGAAGATAGACCCCGATGGCTACTCGTTGAAAATGTTAAAAATTTACTTAGCATTGGAAACGGATTTGATTTCGCGCGGCTGCTGTGTGAAGTGGGGGGGTACGGGTATTCTCTCCAATGGGACACTCTCAACAGCAAAGACTACGGTGTTCCCCAAAACAGGGAGCGCGTGTTCATTGTCGGATATCTTGGAAACATCCGTGGACGAGAAGTATTTCCTATCCGACCAGCAGACGGCGAGAATCCTTGCGAACTCAACGAGATAACACAGGGCGTTGCCGATGCTCAAAGAATCTATGACGGCGGCGGACTAGCAAGAACGCTTAAAGGTGAAAGCGGTGGGCAGGGCGGTAAAACAGGTATAGCGTCAACGTGTGCTGCACGTGATTATAAAGGCATCAGCAGACATAACGGCAACGCTGTTGTATGCATGAGCATCAAAGGACAGCAATTGCAGGAGCAGATTACTGTAACTCCGACAATTGATACTGATTGCAGAAACAATTTAACGCGTAAGCAGACTTGTTGCGCAGTGTTAACGCCAAACCGAGAAGAGAAACGGCAGAACGGCAGGCGAATAAAAGAGCCGGGCGAGCCTAGTTTTACTTTGACAGCGCAGGACAGACACGGCGTGGCAATATACCAGCGTCCGCGCGGATACAACAAAGGCGGTATGCACGATGTAGCTCCTGCGTTATCAATAAGCGCTTGGCAGGAAAACAATTTGTTGGCTAATGGCATCCGTATCCGTCGCTTGACTCCTCGTGAGTGCTGGCGTTTGCAAGGCTTTCCCGATGAATATTTTGATAAAGCAAGGGCAGCAGGCATTAGCAATACTCAACTGTATAAACAAGCAGGAAACGGCGTTACTGTTAATGTGGCACGTGCTATCGGAGAGAGATTAAAGGAGGTTGAAAAATGGAAATTAAAAGAGTGAAATTGAAAGACTTGCTCTATAGAGAAAAAATCTTGCTTAGGCAGATAAGTGGCGTGACGGAATGGACACCGGAAACGGCACGAATTGCAACTGCACTTACTAAATTGCATAAACATCTTGACAATGGCGTGTATGGAATCCCAGAGGATGAGTGGGAAGAATTAGAAAAATTAACATACTAAGGAGGTTGAACATGAATAAAGAACAAGAAAAGCTCATCAAGGCTGTTAATGCAGAGCTGGAAGAATGGCTGCTTAGCGGTGATGTTGATTATCTGCATAAGGCTATAGCTGTTATTCGTGCGGCGATTGAAAAGGAGGTTGAACATGAATAGAGATTTAGACGGCGTGTATTTTCGCGTTAAGCGTGACGGCAGCTGGCAAAGCATCTGCTTTAGTGACTTGTCAGACGAAGAAATGGACAAGGTGCTTGAAGGGCATAGCGTAGAGTGGCTGAAGTCCGTTTGTAAAATCCTGGGCAGAACCATTAAGCGTATCGGTGATGAACAAGACATTGTCGGCTGGCAAAAGGATGAGGAGGAAGAATAATGACGTTAGATGAATTTGTAGCGGTCGTGTTGATTGTGGCGCTCGTCCCGGTAGCCATTATCCAATGGATGGGTTTAATCGTGGCGATTATGGAGCGAGTACGTGATTGGAGAGGTGATAAAAATGATTGACTATAAAAAGGCAGAACAGGCCAAAAAGTTGCTTGATGAAAGCGGTGTAGATTATGTGCTCGCTTATGCCAAAGAGAACGGCTGCACAGCAGGACAGGTGCAAGGTAACGCATTAAAGGTTGCGAACTGCATTGTGGCGGCAATGCAAGCCGTAGGCAAGTTGATTCGTGATAAACATGGCGATAAAACGGCTGTTGAACTGCTGCACAACATAACAATGAAAGCACTGCAACTGATTTACAAAGATAGCAAGAAGGAGTGATAACATGGCAGAATTATTATTGACCGCTGGCACTGACGAAGAATTTTTCGCCATTATCAGCCTTACGATGTTTATGGTGTTTTTAGTATATATAGGTTTTGAGGTTTATGACGAACATTGCGAAAAGAAATGGAGGAAAGAAGATGAGCAAAAATCTAATCCCCGAAATCGCTAAAATGTTGGGCGTAGAGCTGGGCGAAGAGTTTAAAATTAAGGGGTACGAGGAATGGTTCTACAAATTCGACAACGACAGGGTGCTAATGTTTAAGCATAACGATGATGTAAAAATGCCTGTTGCGCCTGTTTCGGTATATGTTGCTTTTCTTGCATTGCTGAGGGGAGACTGCGAAATAATCAAGTTGCCGTGGAAGCCGAAGAAAGGCGAAACTTATTATACCTTTGAGCTTTTGAACGGCAAGTGGATTGTTCACCTGTTGTGGTGGGCTGGCTCCCCAAATGGGTATGCCTTGCTTGACAAGGGCTGGGTTTACCGCACAAAGGAAGAAGCCGAAGCTGCACTCCCTAAGGTGGCTACCGAAATAGGCGTGAAGTATGAGCTTTAAAAGAGAAAACTGCAACATGTTGCAAAAATCTCTTGTAGCTGTTGCAAAAAAACGCAACAACTCCCTTGAAAAAGTTGCAGAGTGACACAAAAAGTCCCTTGAAAAAGTTTAGGAGGCAGAGGAAATGAACCATCAAGAAAAACTAGAAGTCTTTAACGAAGTGAAAGCGGATTGTGTTTGGCATGAAAAGCAACAGGCAGAACTTAAAGAAGCAGCTATGCCGTTAGTTAAATATCTGCGCACACATTGTACTCCGATGCACGTTGCTATCGTTGATGTTGCTGGCGTAGACCTGTACGCAAAGGATATTAACGTGCCGATTATTGTTTAGGAGGTGAGAAAATGCTGATTAAGATTGGCGAAACGCAATGGATTAAAGCAAAGAAAATAAATGCACTAAAAACATGTCAAAGAGGCATCAAGAAACAGTGGGATGTTTACGTGCATACAGACAGAGAGAAATGTGTCTATGGCACTTATGATACTAAGGATGAGGCCTTGCACATTCTCAATTACTTGGCTTCAACTATAAACAGTAAAAATAAATAAATAGCCCTAGGGTGCGGCGGCTGGGTTGCCGAATGGCAGTAGATGTTAGTTGCGAATAGGAATTGATGAATATTCGTAGCGAAGCCGTATAGCTGATGTCAAGAATCCCCACGCCGCCGCTTTTTATAAAAGGAGGTAGAAAAATGATTGACCACGAGAAATTAAAACAAGCGGTAAAACTGCTGGAAGAAAGCGGCGCTGATTACGCGCTTGGCTATGACTGCGGTGGATACACAAGTTACAGCGCATCTATGATACCAGACCACTGCAACATTTTTGACAGCCTTATGAGAGAGGTCATCATGGGAGCAGCAAGAGTTGTCTATATAAGCGATGGCGGACTGGGCGCTCTGCGAAGCTTAGATAGAATGAGCAAAGCAATTACGCATGCTCGTCGTGAAACACGGTTTAGAGCAGGTGAAGAAAGGGTGGAAAGCGATGATTGATTATAAGAAAGCCGAGCAGGCGGATAAATTGTTGTTGGAAAGCGGTGTCCCGTTTATGCTTGCTTACGATGATACTGCTAAACATATGATTTGTCGGGCGTTCGGTAACTATCCGACACTTAAAGAGTTTATCGTGACGATGATGGTGCAGGCGGTAGTAAACGTGCAGAGCAAATACGGCGAAGAAGCAGCTATGAAGGAATTGATGGGCATGATGACAGAAGCAGCACAACAGTATTGCGAAGAAACAAAGAAAGCAGCAGAGAAACATGAGGTGCTGAATTAATGAAACGCTACCTTGTATGGTGGGAAAGTATAGCGTTCCCCGATATGGGAATGCCGGACGGCGTATACGCTGAATCACCGGAAGAAGCAAAAGCGAAAGCAGAAGCGGAAGCGCCAGAAGAATTTAAGGCGGTCTATTATGTTGACTATGTGAAGGAGGTACAGAAATATGAGTAAAGGTTTAAGCGAATTTATGTATGGCCAGCTTGACGAATTGGAGGAATTGTTTAAGACAAAGCATGAGCAGTATTCCTCCGGCGCAGATGAGCTTGCTAATTTCCGCCGTGGCGCGCTTCTTAACGGACGCGGCGACGATGCAGAGGGAATGTTTGAGGAACTGAAAGCGTATGCAGCAAAGCATATCGCTTTTGTTTATACCCATGATATTCACGGCGATAAAATTGCCGAAAGTCTGAAAGACATTGCCGTATATAGTCTGATTGGCTTATACATGGCGGAGCTGGCGAAGGCTGAGGACGAAGAAACATATAGCCTGGGGCCTTGCCTTGATAGTGCTTTAATCGCAGCTGCAAACAAAAGCATTAAAGCTTTTCACGATTTACAAAATGAGCTTAATTCTTGCAATTCAGTACAGAAAAGCAATGAGGATGCAGAAAAATGAAATTAACATTTACGATTCCAGGCGAACCGACGGCGCAGGGACGGCCTCGCTTTTCTACTCATGGCGGATTTGCAAAAGCATACGACCCGGAGAAAAGCCGTAACTATAAAGCCTACGTCAAACTGTTAGCTAGTGAAGCGATGCAAAATATAGGGCTGACGCTCACGGAATTGCCGTTGCGAGTAGAGATAATAGCTGACGTGGGTATTCCTGCCAGCAAGTCGAAAAAATTCAAGGAGCAGGCTTTAAACGGCTTGCAGCTGCCAATTAAAAAACCCGATGTTGACAACGTCGCAAAAATTATTCTTGATTCTATATCTGGCATTGTCTATAAGGATGATAAACAGATTGTTAAACTTACAGTTTCTAAAAAATATAGTGATACGCCAAAAGTTGAGGTGAAAATTTATAATGTTGAATAATTGTTTGATACTTGGCTGGGTGAAATTTGAACCGGATGCAAAAGTTATGAAGAACGGCAAAGAGGTGTGCACTTTGGAAATACAGTGTGCGCGCCAATATCGGGATAAAGATAATAAGCGCGTTTACGATTACATTTCTTGCCGCTGCTTTGTGCCTGGACTGATTAAATATATCAGCAATTTTGTTACAAAAGGCTCGCAAGTTATTGTGGGCGGCCGCTTTCAGACTGATTTATACGTGGATAGGAACGGCAAAAATTCTAAAGCAAGCTACTTGCTGATGGAGCATTTGGAATGTGTCCGGATTGCGGAAAACACAGCGCCGTATCCTCCGAAAGAGGAACGGAAAGACCCGCTCGATGATGTGGACTGGTAAAGAAAATGGATTACGCAGAAGCAGCAGACCACGCAGAGAGTTTGTTCTTTGCCAAAAATGCGATTGGTAAAGCGGTTGTTTCCGCCAGGATGCAGCAGAGGGCGGAACGCTTGGAATTTGATATGAGGACCGGCGGCGATTCTACGGCACGCCTTGCGATTCAAGCAGTAACGCCGCTTGCTGCGGTTCGGTGTATTTATCTTGGGCAGGCGTTTTTGGTTTACCAGCCGGAAAAATGGCTGGATGTTATGGAACGTTCGCTTCTTCTGTTTCGGCAGCGGTTTGGTGACAAGTCTTATAAGGCGATTCAGCACCGGTATGTATACCATTGGACGGTCCGCAAAATCTCCGTTATGGATGAGATTAGCCCGCAGGTGTACGCGCTCCGCCGCCGCTCATTCATTGACGGCCTACTCATGCTGGCGATTCAAGAAGGGCTGCTCCGGATTGACATAAACGCGAACAGCTTCCAAAAGGCCAGGGCAGAACAGAAGCAAGAAAAGTAAAGGCAGGCGCACGGCGCTGCCGCTTCCAAACATTAAGAAAACGCTTGCTATTGGTTGGGCGTTATACTATAATAGCCTTGTCGATAAGCGCAAGCGCCTTTTAAGTATTGTGCTTGTCGGTCCGGCTCTAAAGGCGTAAAGCTGGCACGGATTGAAGAAATTATATTTTTACGTATCACACAACAAACAAAAAAGCCGGGGCTTTCGCCTCGGCCTTTTTGTTTTTTCGCTTCCCTAAAGTATGCGCTGCACGCACAGAAAAGGGCCGCCACGCGTTCCAATCATGGCAGCCCTAGGATTATACCTGTAAAAGATTTCGACTTCAAAAATATATAGCCTGCTCGCGTTTGCAGGATACAGAAAAGCCCCGGGGCGTTTGCCTCGGGGCTTGTTTTTTGAATAGTTTAAAATGCTGATTCAACGTTCTAAACAAAAATTGCTTACGCTGGTTCCGCATACTTCCGCTTTATATATGCGGCCGGGGTTGCCAGCAAGGAACCAGCAAACAAAGAACACTTTCGGCCCGTAAATTGCAACGTTGCAATTATTCGCAAGGTCAATAATAAGATTATGACTATTACGATAAACGCCGTCAAGCTGATAAAATTTCTTTCGCTTCACTTTAAAGCCTCCTTGATTTCTGCGGTCCATTCGTTGCGGCTTTTAAAGCCGCCTGCTTCTGCAACCATAGCGGCGATGATGCGACATGTTATGTCGCGTTCTGCCTCGTGCATTGCAGGGGTTTTGCGGTACGCTTCAATTTGACGCAATAGCTTTAACGCTTCTTCTCGTTTCATTTTTCAAGCCTCCTATTTGTCCTTTCGTCGCTGATTTTGTCCGGCGCTTCTTCCGCGATAAAAGCTTTTACCGCTTCCATATCTTCGCAATACTTGCCGTTTCCGCAATAATATTGCGGGCCGCCGGGGTAAAGCTGCGTAAAGATTTTTACGTCTAAGTGCTTCCCGTGCTTCCATGCCGGGTGTTCAGGTGTCAAGTTGTTTATAATAGCTATTTTCATTTTTATCTCCTTCCCTTGGCCTGCCTCATCAGTACCGGGGCGGCCGGTCCCCGGTATACGCCGCGCGGGGCGGCGTTTCGGCTATTGTAACAAGGGCGTTTCCGGGCGGTATTTCAAAAACTCGCTGCCGTGCAGGTCGCGTATTTGCTCCATAGTCAACGCGCGGCGGACCTTCTTCACCCATTCGCCTGCATGCCAGTACCATAATTTTTTCTTGCTGGCCCATTTGCAGCCGGCACCTTTCAAGGCGTCTTTGTTCTCTTTCGTTTCGCCGCCTATCCATAACCAGCTGCCGCAGATTTCAATTTCAAGGCCCTTCAAGCCCATCAGCACGGCCAGGATTTCGGCAAATTCCGCCTGTTCGGCCAGAATTTCGGCGGCCGTTTTATAAGTGCCATCCGCTTTCTTGTTGCGCTGCCACTCCTGGCGGCTTTCGCTTTCGGCCAGCTCTGCGGCGCGCTTGTCGTGCGCCGCGCTCATTGCCTTAAATTCTGCGGCCGTGCCTCCTTTGTCCGGGTGGCAACTCATGCAGGCTTTTTTAAACGCCTTTTTCAGTTCCTCGATTGTTTCGCAAGCGGCAAAAATCTTTTTCCAGTCCATTTCCTTTTCCTCCTTTTTCGGTTCCGGGTTGTATTTGGCTTTTAATTCGGCAAATTTCTCGCGGCTGACTTTGGCAACCAGCTTTACAAAACGGCGGCTGCTGTCCCATGTATCATAGATAACGCCGTTGACAACGGCTACGGCGTGCTTTGATACAAAAACAACGTAGCTAGCGCCGGTGTCGCAATGCTTTGTAAAGCTGTTGACTGTTTCGCGGCTGGCGGCTTTAACCTCTATACCTAAATCAGCCAGGGCGGCGGTGATGTTCTTTACGGTGTTCCAAGCGGCGCCGCTTTCAAATACCTTTGTTTCCAGCAGCTTTTTTGCTTGCTGGTAGGTAAGCGGGGTAGCTGTGCAGATTGCGCGAATTGAGCAATCACCGATGTTTTTATTTTCGGGGTTAGCGTTATACTTTTCAAAAGTCATTTTCTTATTCTCTCCTTTCGGCTGTTGGCTAGGGCTTCGGACCTTCTGCCTGGCAGCTTTACGGCCCCCAACGGGGCCGCCGTCAGCTTTAAAAAATCAGATATATGATGTTGGTTGCGTATTGATAGACTTCCTACTGTGCCTCGCTTAATGCCGGGTAGCGGTTCATGAGCCGAGCAACTTTCATAAGTTGTTTGATACGCAAGTTTTTAATTTTCATTGTTTCGGCCTCCTTAATATTTTTGTACGGTCAACCCGCCAAATTCGTTTTGATAGATGGTGTAAAAGTGGCCTTTGATTTCAACGTAGGCCTTTTCAAGATGCCAGGGGAAGTCCGGGTTTTCGACGCTTTCCAGAATTTCGATGTCCTTCAAGCACGGCTGGAAGCCGTATTCACGGTAAAGCGCCAGCTGAACCATTTTAGCGTTTTGAGTTTGTTCCATGCGTTTAGTCATTTTTTGTTCCTCCTTAAATGTAGCCGTGTTGGCTAGTTGTTTGTTTTCTATGTCTATAATTATAGCGTATATGACTATACTTGTCAATAGCTAAAACGGATATTTTTATATTTTTTTTGACTTGTTTTTTAGGCGTGGCGGCTATATAATGTAGATAAACAAGATTGGAGGGTAAAACATGAGCAAACAAGCAAGCCAAGCTATAAAGTATGCGCTGGATAGCGCGCGGGTTAAGCGGTCGGCTCTGGCGGCTGCGCTGGGCGTGGCCAACGCACAAAGCATTAATGATAAGTTGAGCCGCGGCCGCTGGTCCGCTGATGAGCTAGCGACGGCGGCGGAACTATGCGGATATAGCCTGGCTCTGGTTGACAAGGCCGGGCGCGTCGCTGTGTCTGTTCCGGCGTCAACGCCGCCAGCTGATAGCGACGGCAGCCCCGCAGATGATGCGCAAGCCAAATAACAACATTATAAGAGGATAGCAACGGCCGCACGCTGGCAGATGTTCAGCGGCGGCCGTTCTTCTTTATTTAGCAACATTTATAATATGTTAAGACAGTTCACAAAAAAATAATAATGTGTCATTGACTTAATAGCATTTTTTAGGGTATATAATTCAAAACAAGATAATTAATATAATTTTATCGATGATTGACAGATAAATTCTGTTAATCATTTTTTATTGTCTTTTTTTGGTAAATAATGATTATCTTTTCAATATGTATTGTTTATATATTGTTTACTGATTGTCATTATTGATAATATTAATTATATATACAGTTACAGAGATTGTAACGAGAATGTGACAGAAATGTTTAAGATTAAAAGTTTATTAGCTAATACAAATACACCAACAAGAGGCAGACCGCCAGCAATAGTCACGCAGCCGCAGACGTTAGAAGAGTGTGCGGCGCTGCTCAAACAGCAGGGCGCAGCCGTTGCCGTCCTGGCTGTGCAGGACCTGCAAGCCTACTGGCTCAAGATAATGACTGATAACAAGGCCAGCAACAAGGATAAGCTAGCCGCGTCAAAGCTATATGCAGAGAGCATAGGCGCGTTTGACAAGCAGACGCAAGCCAACAAGGGCCCGGCTGTGTATCATTGGGGCGCGGCAGATGATGCAGTGATAGTAAACGATTGTTCAGAAGATACTACCAAAACATAAACATAGATAGAGCTTTTAACATAATCCTTATTATCGGACGTAAAATATTATCCTGCTGCTGCTGATTAGCTGGCGGTTCCAGATGTTGACGGCCTGGCTGATGATGTTAGCGGCAGGCGTTCGCCTGGCATATGCTGCGGCCGTTCCTGCGTGGCTCATGCGGCAGGCCTACCACGTTTTTGTTTTTTGTTTGGCGTGGGTTCTGATTGGTTGTTTGGCGGCGCTGGCGTTGGTGATTTCCCTGGGTTTTCGCAAAAATTGATTTTGGTTCTTGCCTTTCCCGCTGACATTGAGTGGGGGTGGGGCCCAAAAATTTCGCAGCCGCCGGGGGAGGTAAATACCAAAAATTACCAAAACGATTTTTTCAAGGGGGTAAACATGGAAAACATAATACAAATACCATATACTCCACGACCTGCATGGGCGAAGGTACTGCATAAGGAATTAAGCAGACACCGCTTTGCAGTAATCGTAGCACACCGCCGCTTTGGTAAGACCATCGGAATGGTGAATCACCTTATAAGGGATGCTTTGCAGAGCGACTTAATCAGTCCGCAGTATGCTTTAGTAGGTCCGTTCAGCGCACAGATGGAAATTATCGCGTGGGGCCCATTGAAGTATTACACAAGCGTCATAGAGGGCATCAAGGTGAATGAAACTAAAAAGTATGTTGAATTCCCCAGTAAAGTACCTGGAGCGCAGGGAGCGAGAATATATATCGTTGGTGCGAATAATCCCGACGCATTGCGCGGTACATATTGGGACGGCGTAATCCTTGACGAGTATTCGGATATGAAGCCGGAGATGTGGACGCAGATTATCAGACCTGCGATAGAGAATGGCGACAGAAAAGGTTATTGCTATTTCATCGGTACACCTAAGGGGCAGAACAACTTCTATGAGATGTACAAGAAGGCCAAGACGAATAAGCGTTACTTTGCGTATTTGTCGAACGTGTACGATAGCGGCATCTTAGACGCAAAGAGCATAGAAGAGCTGAAAGAGGATATGCCAGAGGTAGAGTTTAGGCAAGAGTATTTGTGTGACTTTAGCGTATCGGCAATCAACGAGCTTTTCAGCCTGGAGGAACTAGATAAGGCTTTCAGTAGAGAGCTGACAGAAAAGGATGTTCCCTATGATATGCCGCTGGTGCAAGGCGCTGATATAGCACGCTTCGGCGATGACAGAACATGTATATGGCAGCGTAAGGGACTAATGGTATATCCACGGCCGAGAGTTTATAAGAAGCTAAACACGATGCAGACGGCAGATTATATTGCTTTGGCAATGGATGAAAATAAGGCAGATATGACCTTTATAGACGTTGGTAACATGGGTGCTGGCGTAGTCGACAGATTGAGGCAGATGGGGTACACGGCTTTGAGAGAAATACCATTTCAAGGCGCGGCGATAGAGAATAAGCGCTATGAGAATATCAGAGCGGAGATGTACTTCAAGCTGAAAGAGTGGATAGAGGCTGGCGGTGCTTTGCCGGAAGAACCGGGATTAAGAGAAGAGCTGGCAGTCATTCACTATAAGTATTCTAAGAATGGGCGTTTAATGTTAACGCCTAAAGAAGAGATAAAAGAAAAGCTAGGACGTTCACCGGACCTTGCAGACGGCCTAGTATTAACATTTGCAAGGAACGTTCCGTTAAGACAGTTAGGGCTTGATGATAGAAAGCCTAAAAAGCTAATGTGCAACACGGAGTATTCGATTATGGAGGCGGTTTAAAAATGGGTGGTATTGCAAAATTATTCGGCGGCGGTAATATGCCGACTATTGAAAAGGTGGACCCGGCACCGACTACCGTTGCGACAAGCAGCGAAGTTGCGACCGGCAGCGACAGTAACAAGAAGAAGCGTAAGGGCTTTGCATCTACACAGACAAGCACTATTGCTAGTGGCGGCGAAGGCGGCCGTAATACTTTAGGCTAAGAGGTAACAGCTTATGAACTTTCAAACGATAGCGGCGAGCAAGCCACAGGGAACACTTCCTAGTGACGGGGTGCCGCTGAAAAAGAACTTGCCGGACCGCCAACGTTTGGTGCGTAAGCTTAAAAGCATGTACGAGGATAGGCGAGATTGGGTAGACAGATGGAAAGAGATAAGAGATTATCAGCTCCCGTTTGTCGGAGAGTTTGACGATACGGCAGACAAGACCAATCCCGCACGCAGACGTGACTTAAAGATTGTGCACGGGGTAGCTTGGAGAGCGGCACAGGTATTCGCTGCTGGCGTTATGAGCGGACTTACACCGCCGAGCCGCCAGTGGTTCAGATTTGCATATAGACGGCCGGAACTGAATACGAATGTTGAGGCTATGAAGGTGCTTGACACAAGACAAGAGATTGTATCAAGCGTGCTTGCAAAGAGCAACTTCTATAACAGCATCCATACTGTATATCTGGAATTGCCTTTTGGACAGTGCCCGATGGCTATATTCTACGACGCAGAAAACGGCGTGCGGTTCCAGACAATGACAATCGGTACATATGCACTTGAAGCGGACGGCTTCGGCAAGGTAACTACTTTTGCAAGAAAGTACGATATGACTTTGCAGCAGCTAGCAGACTGCTTCGGCGTAGACGCTTTGCCCGACAATCTGAAAGGACTGTTAGACAATCAGACCAATCTTACTAAGAAGTATAAAGTCTGCTGGATGGTAGAGCCTAACAGCGATAAACTGCCTGGCTACATGGACAGACTGAACATGCCGTATAGAAGCGTGTACTGGTTGGAAAAATCAGAGAGCGACGAATACTTGTATGTTGGCGGCTTTGAAGAAGAAGCAGTACCGGTAGCGCGTTATCTTGTCAGCGGCAATGAAGCATACGCAAGAGGTCCTGCGTGGTTTGCAGAAGGCGACAGTAAAATGCTGCAACTGCTGAAAAAAGATTATCTCACAGCAATAGAGTTAAAGATAAAGCCGCCGATGCAAGGCAGCCCAAGCCTTATGAATAACGGCGGTATTAACTTGATGCCTGGCGGTCTAACAGCCGTAGATGACCAGACGCAAGATATGGTTAAGCCTTTGTTCGCGGTTGACCTTGACTTGAAGGACGCGCAGGAAGAAATTATTCGCGTTGAGGATGCTATAAAGAGAGCATACAGTGCTGATTTGTTCTTGATGTTAGATAACCTTGATAATAGCCGCATGACTGCTAGGGAGGTTATGGAGAGAACGCAGGAAAAACTGCAACAGCTAGGCCCCGTGGTTGAGCGATTGCAGGATGAATTCTTAACACTGATTCTTCAACGTGTATATAACATCATCGACAGAAGTGGCGGTTTCCCTCCGGTACCGGAAGAACTGCAAGACCTTTTGAGCGAGGAAGATGTGGAAGTGGACTATATTTCACCGCTGGCGCAGGCGCAGAAGATGAGCGGACTTGTGAATATCGAACAGGCGATAGCACAGACCGGACAAATGGCGCAAGTATGGCCAGAAGTTACAAAGAAGATTAACCCGTTGGGTGCTATTACAAAATACTTTGAAATGCTTGGCGTGCCTGCAGTGGCATTGCGTAGTGATGAAGAAGTACAAGAAATGCTCAAACAAGAGCAGCAGGAAATGCAACGGCAGCAGGAAATGCAGGAAGGCTTGGCAATGGCGCAGGCTGCGGCTCCTGCGGCAGAGGCGGCCAAAAATCTTACTGCGGCGGCGAATGATTCCAACCCAGCTATTACAAGCTGGCTAGGCGTGCCGGGAGGTTGGGAATAATGAGCGAGCAGTTTAAATATAAATCCAATACCGGCGAGGATAGAAGGCAAGCACTGCTGACAGAGTACATGGTAAGAGAGCAGGCAAGAAGGGACAAAGAGGCCCTACTTGACCTGCTGGGGAGTGAAAGCGGACGCTGGTTCTTGATGCGTATGCTTGACGTAACCAAAGTAAACTCTATGTGCTTTACCGGCAACAGCAAGACTTTCTATAACGAAGGCCGCCGCGACGTAGGCTTAGGCATTATTAAAAGCATTTTAGCACTTGGACTGCAAGGCATAGAGCTAAAGCAGCAGGCTGAAATGGAGTATGCAGAATTCCAACTAAAGCTGCAAGAGCTGGCAGTGGAATATGTGGATAACAACAAGGAGGAATAACTAATGGGCGAGAACGGCGAAAATGCAGTTGTAAACGGCGAAGGCGCACAGCAACAGGCTGAACCCAATACCGCGGCACAACAGCAGCAGACAGAACCGGCTACTACTAATGCAACTAATAATACAAGTGCTTCCGGCACTATTGCAGGGAACGGAAGTAATGGGCAAGGCACACAACAGCAGCCCGGCACAGTGAATTATGACTTTGCAGGAGTAGAAATGCCGGAAGGCTATGAGCTTAGTGCTGATGAGCAAGGACGCTTTGTAGATGTCATTAAAGGCATGAACCTTAGCAATGACCAGGCAAGAGCACTTGCAAAGTACGGCACAGAGTATGCAAGCCGTGTAGTGCAAGGCGTAGAACAGCTCCGTGCGCAAGAAATTGCTAAATGGGGTGACGAAGCTAAAACGGCACTGGGCGCAGACTTGGGCAAAGTACAGGGCCTTTGCGATACTGCCTGCCGTAAATTGGAGGCAATGTATCCGGGCTTGAACGTGCGTGAAGCGTTAGAAATTACTGGCGCAGGCAATCAAATTGCTATCGTGAGAGCATTTGCGAAACTTGGCGAACTGCTTGGCGAGGACCCCGGCTTGGCTGCACAAAACGGCGCGCAAGGCTTAAACGCTGCGCAAGGCATTGCAGCAAACATGTACCCGAAAACCGACTGGAGCAGGTACAAATAATTTATTAACTTTTAATTGAAAAACAGGAAGGATGATGAAACTATGGCTACTATTGGTTACTCCCAAACTATGAGTGACTTACGAAAGTATTTAACTCCGCAAGGCGCTATTGACCGCGTTATGGAAGTGCTTAACGAATCCAATCCTATTATGGAAGATATTCGGTGGATGGAAGGCGATTTGCCGATTGGTACTAAAACTACTATTCGTGCCAGCCTGCCTTCTCCATCTATCCGTCGTATTAACCGCGGTACTTCTCCGACTAAAGGCACTGTAAAGCAGCGCATTGATGTATGTATGCACTTGGAGGACCGTTCCTGCGTGGACGTTGAATTGCTTTCCGGCAAACCGAATCCGCAGGCTTTCCGTATGGCAGAGGATGATGCACACGTAGAAGGCATGGGCCAATACGTCGCACGTCAATTTTTGTACGGCAACTTAGATGAAGACCCGGACACTTTCAATGGTATTGCGGTACGCTACAATACTTTGACCGACGGCGGCAAAGGCACTCCAGGCCACCAGGTGATTTCCGCGGGTACCCCTGGTACCAACACCAACGCTTCCATCTACTTCGTAGATTGGGGCGACAGACGCGTAATGGGTGTATATCCTAAAGGCACCCAGGCAGGCTTGAAGACTGAGGACTTGGGCGAAAGTGATGTGTACGACGAGAACAACAAGCCGTTCCGTGCATTGCAGACCTTGTACTCTTGGAAGTGCGGCTTAGCGGTACAAAATGTTCGTTCTATTGTGCGCGTGTGCAACATTGATGTCCAAAAGCTTAACTCTTTGACTGACAGTGCGCAGCGCGAACTGATGAATAAATTCATCTTCGCAAAGAATCGTCTGCAAGACCCGAAAGCGCCGGTTGCGTATGTATCTGACGGGGTATACTCTTGGCTGGAGTGCTATTTGAACAACAAGAACAATGTTCATGTTACCCGTCAAGACTTTATGGACGCACCGCCTAAACTGTACCTTGCAGGTATTCAGATTAAGAAACTTGACTGCCAAAGCGAAACCGAAGCGGCAGTACAATAACCGGAAGGAGTGAATAACAATGATTTTTGACCAGCAAAATATGTACATGGATAATTCCTTGACCAGCAATGTAATTGCGAACGTTGGCGGCGGTGATGCGGCCGACCCGTTATTTCTTGTTATCACTGCGCCGACCGCCTTAGCTACTAGCGGCACTATCACTGCGGCACTGGAAACTTCTGACAGCGAAAGCTTCGGCACTAAAACTGTTGTGGCGACTTATACTCTTGCTGCCAGCAAAAAGGGTATTTTGGTTGCAGCTAAACTGCCGTATGGCATGAAAGCTTTTTCCAGATTGACTGTAAGCGGCGCAAGCGGCGGCAAACTGACTGCTGGCTTGACTGAAACTGTTCCGAACTGGCCGGGCTGATTTAGTACTTTAAGGGGAGGGCGAAAGCTCTTCCCTTTTTTAATAATCAAGGAGGAATAGTTAAAAATGCTTAACATTACCGATGTATGTAATATGGCGCTGGCTCATATCGCCAAAGGGCGTATAAGCAATATAGATGAGCAGTCGGAGTTGGCCAGACAGTGCAAACTGTTTTATGAGCCTACCCGCAAAGAGTTATTAAGAAGCTACACTTGGGGATTTGCAAAGCGCGTGAGCAAGCTTGCAGAACTTAGTATCGAATCTCCGTACTGGTCCCACGTTTACGCCTACCCCGAAAAGTGCCTTGCTGTGCGCAAGATATTTGACGCTGACACTGGCGCAATGATAAGGGCAGGCGAACAGCAGCAGGAAGAGTGGGACTTATATATGGCAAGTGACAACGTGCTTGGTATAGGCTGCAATATCCCTGCTGCGTGGCTTGAATATACCTATGACGTTGACGATGTGGAAATGTTTTCAAGTGATTTTTTGAGCGCGTTTACTCATATGCTGGCGTTTAATATCTGCGTACAACTGTCCGGCAACAGCGGCTTGCAGCAGACACAGTATCAGCTTGCAATGGCGGCTTTGCAGAAAGCGAAGTATACCACGGCAAGCGAAAAGAAAGAACTGCCGGACTACCCGAGCAAATACTTTGACGGGAGGGCGTAATTATGGCTAGTGGGTTAACACCTTATTATTTATTGCAGCCTGCGTTTACCGGCGGCGAAATCAGCGCCGAAGTTGCAAACCGCGTTGATTTAGATAAGTATCAGTTTGCGGTCCTGCAAGCCTATAACTGCCTTATCAAGCCGCACGGTCCTATTTATCGCAGACCAGGTATGAAGTATATGGCACGAACAAAATATAGCGATAAAGCGTGCATCCTGGTACCGTTCAACGGCGCAGACAGCACCGACTATCTTTTGGAGATTGGCGAGAAATATATAAGAGTGCATAAGAATGGACTTTATATAAACATAGAAGTTATGACACCGTACACGGCAGATATGCTGCAAGATTTGAGATTTGTTCAAAGCGCAGATACTATGTTTATCGCCAGCGGCAAATATCCCGTAAAACAGCTTGCAAGATATTCAGACACTGACTGGCGGTTTGCTGATTTTGAAATTACGGATATGTATTTCGACGAATCAACCTCACTTGAAAATTATAGCGGCATAAGTTATACAGTGCCTGGCACTTATCAATTTCAGCCGACTGTTACCGGCGAATATCAGATTGATATAGCCGGTGCAGGCGGCGGCGGTGGTGGTGCCGTTACATGGAAAAGGCACGGAGAACACCAAGTTTATAATTATGCCGCCAAAGGTGGCGACGGCGGCAGTGGTGAACGCATTATAAAAACTCTAACGCTGACCAAAGGCACAAGTTACACGATTACAGTTGGCGGCGGTGGCAGCGGCGGTGCTTATGCTTATAGTGCAGACAACTACGAAGATACAACAGCTACTAGCGGCACTAAAGGCGCAGACAGTACGGCGTGTGGACTAACAGGCAGAGGCGGCGGAGCAGGTGGTGCTGCCAGTCGCAGGTATGGTAAGGATGGTTATTATTCTAATGCTGGCACGCAGGGCATAACATACGGCGAAGGTGGCGGTGCGGCAGGTGGTGCAGGCGGTACAAGAAAGGGCGGTGTGAGTGGTAAAGCAGGCGCTAATGGTTGGGTAAAGATTTTATATACCGGCAATAAAGAATTGACACCTTCAGGAACAACAGGCGATATTACCTTGACGAGCAACAAGAATATTTTTACTAGCAGCAAGCCGGGCGCGTATATCAAACTTAAACAAGAGATTGCAAGTAAGACTGTATCAACCAGCAACGGTACTACGGAAAGAGTACGCGTAGGCGAAAATTGGAAGGTTATCAGTCACGGAACCTGGAGCGGCAGTTTTGCTATAGAAAAAAGCGACGATGGCGAAAGCTGGAGGGAATACAGAAAATATACATCTAAAGATGATTACAACCCGTCCGAAAGCGGCAGCGTAACAGAGCCGGTATTTTTAAGGGCGATATGTACTATAACTAGCGGTACTTGCACTGTTGATTTAACAGCAATGGCCTACAATGCGGAAGGCGTTGTAAAGATTACTGAAATCACTAGCGACAGTACAGCTAAAGCCCATGTTGAAAAAGAACTTGGCTCAGCAGATATGACAACTAATTTCTTATGGGGCGCATGGAGTGAAGAATTTGGCTATCCGCAAACACTTTGCTTTTTCCAGGACAGACTGTGTTTTGGCGGCACGATGAAGCAGCCTTATATGGTATGGATGAGCAGAACCGGTGACTACGGCAATTTCAGCGTAGAGAAAGCAAGCGGCACTGTTACCGACGATAGCGCAGTAGCACTTGCGTTCGTGAGCCGCAAGCAGTTTAAGATTTTGCATTTGATAGCAAGCACCGATTTAATTGTCTTGACCGCTGGCAACGAATGGACAGTAAGCGGCAGCGATACTGTAACACCATCTAAGGCCGTACCGAAAATGCAGACTACACGCGGATGCAGCACTGTTGAGCCGCTGATGATTGGCGGCAGAATCGTGTTTGTACAAGGCCGTGGAAGCACTGTAAGGGATATGGCATATAGCTATGAAACAGACAGCTACGGCGGCAATGACTTAACCTTGCTGGCAAAGCATATCATAGAGAATGTGCAGATTGTCGACAGCGCGTATAAGCAGGAACCCGACAGCACTATTTACTTTGTGAGAAGCGACGGAACTATGGCTTGCTTATCCTACATCATGGAACAAAAAGTATATGCCTGGTCGACGATAGAAACGCAAGGCAAGATTGAAGCTGTGGCGGCAGTGCAGGAAGGCGACGAGGATATTATTTATCTTGTAGTACAACGAGAAATAAACGGCGTGACAGTACGCAATATCGAATATCTGGCAAAGAATCCTGCAAAGAGCAATAACCCCGACGATTATATTATGCTTGATAATGCTATTGAGTATAGCACTGCTGAAAAGAGCAGTGGGGAAACAGAGATTGATGCAGCAGAGCTGGCAGGTGAAAAAGTTACTGTTATCGGTGACGGAAGAATGTATAGCGGACTGACAGTAAGCCAGGACGGCACTGTGACGCTCCCGGCGGCCGTACAACACGCTTTTATTGGCTTGCCCTATAGAAGTATCGTGGAACTGCCAAACGTCGAAATTAAGACGGGTGACGGCACTATGCAAGGACGCAAAAAGCAGATTAGTAATTGCATCCTGCGTTTAAGTAATTCTCTTGGCGGCATGGTCGGCCCGGATATAAATACTATGGACTTGATGAACTTTGATGAGCAGAACGCAGTGAGCGATATTAAATTATTTACCGGTGATAAGCATATGACTTTGCCTATTGGCGGCTTTAATAACGAAGGCAGAGTGATTATCGTTACGGATGAGCCATATCCTTTTAACTTGCTGGCGGTAGTGCGGGAGGTGTCTTTCGGTGGCTAAGAAGTGGACTGTTGAAATCCTTGATAATAAGTCAAAAGAAAATGTTGTGCCGTTGATTGAAGAACTTATGCAAGATATACGGCCACATGATAAGGAAGATTTGGAAGCAAGCAGTGACCCGGTATTTGTGCTCATTGGCAGTATCAAACTTGACGAAGAAACAAGGGTATACCGTGGTGAGGACGGAAAACTGCTTGCGATATTTGGCAAGGGTACCATGGAATGGGGCGCACCGGGACGCGGAATCTGGATGGTAGGCACGAACGAACTTTACAATGGTTACACAAAGAGCCTGCTTTTCAAGGAAGCGAAAAGAGTGCTGAATGAATGGGTACGCAAGCATGGACTGCTGCACAACATTGTTTATGAGAAGAACCGCACTAGCATTAACTATTTAAGACACTTGGGGGCGGTATTCTTGGTAGAGCCTAAAATAGGTTGGGACGGCAAAAAGTTTTATCAGTTTTATATTCCATATAGAGGGGAGTGAACGTAATGGGTACACTTGGCATTTTAATGGGCCTGCAAACTGTCATGCAGTTAAGTGGCCAACATCAGCAGGCCAAACAGCAGGAGCAGGCATATAAAGCGCAGGCGCAGGCTGCACAGCAGAACGCGGCTATTATGAGCCGCCAACGTGAGCAGCAGGCAGAAGCGTATGCGCAGAAGCAAAGCCAACTCAACGATAGAATGAGGCTTGCAAGAGGGCAGGCGCTGGCGGCGGCCGGCAGCAGCGGCCTAACCGACAGCGGCAGTGTTGCTGATATTCTTTCAAGCAGCGAGGACGCTTACAAAAAAGACAGTATGAATCTGTTGCAAAATCAGCGTAATGATGCGTGGAGCACTTATGTAAACGAGGTTAATTATCGCAACCAGGCAAGCGCATATAATGCGGCGGCGAAGAACGCTAAAGCCAACGGCAAAATGCAGATGTTTAGTACGCTTGTAGGTGCGGCGGCGAACGCTTACTCTAAAGGCATGATTGGCGGCAGCAAGGGAACAACTACGGTAAGCAGTGACGATTGGTACGATGCTAACAGTGATTTCAATCTTCCTGCTAGCAATATGAACGGCTTTAATCTTTACAACCAGGCAAAGAAGAATAACCCGTTCATGGACAATACAGGCTTTACTAAATGGAGCTGGTAAGGGAGGTACAGTATGAAGATTGCAGGTTATCAAGGCGGCGTCAATTTAGGTACAGGCGGCGCGACTGTCAAAGTATCAAGTGACCTTAACGCTTATGGCAGCGGCGGCAAAGGACTTGCCGCTATTGCCGGTGCCGCCAACAAATGGGCGGTAGCAGTAGAAGCGCAACAGGAAGATGAAGATAAGCAGTCTATCCTTAATGCTATGGACATATTCAATAAGAGCCGCTATAACATCATGTACAATGACGAAAGCGGCCTTATGAATACAAAGCTAGAAGGCACTGCCGGTGCAAGCAGCAGTTATACGGAACAGATAAATAAAGCAAGGCAGGATGTATTAAGTAATACCAAATTGCACAGCAAAAAGAACCAGCTTGCATTAGACCATTTAATGTATCAGAGCGCACAGCAAGGCTTCCAGACTGTCGACCAATACGAGCAGAAGCAAAAAGAAGCAGTCACTGATTTGCGCTATGACAATAATATTCAGAACTCCTGCGAGTTCGTACAGAAGAACTGGAACAACCCGCAGGCGCTGCAAGATGAAATTATTCGTACACAGTTGCTGACAAGTGCTATATATGGCAAGCGTGGCGCAGAGTTTATCGAATCTAAGAGCAGAGCCAACATTGGGCAGGTGGTAGCAAGTGCCGTCGGTGCAAGCATCACCAACGAAGATTATGGCACTATGCGTAACATCATGGATAAGTACGGTAGTTATCTGACTGCCAATCAGCGAGCTGCTTTTGAAAAGGTGGCATACGATAAAGAGAGCAGCGCTTTTGAAAGAAATACCGCTAAAGATTTGTATGCTAAATATGGCGACAATGAAGAAGCAGTACGCAAAGAACTTGAAGGCATGAAAGGATTTAGCGGCGGCGAAAGCGGTAATGATTTTGAGAATTTGCTAACTTCTTTCGGTATTCAAGAGAGCGGTGGCAATTATAACGCCAAGAATGGCCGCACCGGTGCAAGCGGCAAGTATCAGATTTTGCCTAGTAACTGGCCTAGTTGGAGCCAAGAAGCAGGCTTGCTAGCAGGTGCAGAAATGACACCGGAAAATCAAGAAAAAGTCGCACGCTTTAAGTTAAAACAATACTATGATAAATACGGTGCAGCAGGTGCGGCGGTAGCATGGTATAGCGGAGAAACTAATGCACAACGCTGGGTGAGCGGTAAAACAACGGATGTATGGGGGAATACTTGGGACACACCGCAACATGGGAATGAGCCTAGTATCAAAGAATACGCAGAGAGTGTTACCAACAGAGCAGGAAGCGTGCGCAGCACACGCAGCATGAGCCAGGATGAGCAAGACCGCATTATAAAGCAGTACCGCACTATTAAGGCAGACCATGACAGAATAGAAACTTATAAGAAAAACAAACTTTTTGAAGGAATAAAGAGTGAATTATTTAGTATGTTTAATAACGGCACAAGCTATAGTGATGCTATGGCGTGGGCTACTAATCAAGCAGGCAGTGACCCCGACAAGTACGTAACATATCGTAATGCGGTAACGGCAATATACGGACCGCAAGGCAGAAGCGGAAGCGGCGGTAGCGGCGGACGTGAAGGCATAGCCAAACTTGGCAGTGACGGCAAAGAGGCAGTAATCTCTATGCTGGAAGCAGGCAGGTTTAAGTCTAAGGCAGAGTTTTTAGCTTTTGCAAGAAGTCACGGAGCAACTAATTCTGATATGAATTCATTAGATAAGTCTTATGATAATTGGTTGAGTGGCGCAGGCGAATATGCGTATGATTGGGACGGCCTTTGTAAGTACGTAATGGGTGGTTCTTCTAACGATAAAGTAAAACAAGGACTGAAGATATACGGTAAACAGTGGGTACGTACGTACCGCGCTGAACACAACGGCATGAACCCGGATGAATCAGTATTAGTTGACGCTATGAAGCAAGCTATAACTACCCGAACTTTTGGTACTTACGTAACAAAGCCGGGCTTCTTATGGGACAGCACAAAAACTTTTAGCGGCAGTGACGCACTGTTAGCAAAAGCAGGTATAGCCAGAGCTGAAAAAATTGCTGACGATTGGTATCACGTAACATACTTTGACGGCAGCGACGGCAACGTCAACGGCGGCTATCTTGATGAGGTTATGAATGGAGATTATTAAATGAGCTGGGAAGATAACGAAAAAGAATTTCAAAGACTGCGAAACGAAAAACAGGATTGGTACGATGGCGGTTATGCGACAGGTGCAGACAGCAATTTAACTCCTGCTGAAACTCTAGGTTATTATGACCTGCAAAAAATGAGCGACGATGAATACAATAAGTTTTCGCAGGCAGTAAAGAGCAATAATTCGCCGACGATTGATACTAGCAGCATTATCAACGACGATAAACCAGGCATAGGCACTGCCGTAATGAACGGCCTTAAAGGTTCGGTGCGTGGCTTATTCGGTGCGGCTAAAGCGGCCGTTGACGCTAATATTGAAGCTCATAAGGGTGACAAGAATGTTGTTAAAGAGTATGACCAATCAGAGAACATCAGCAAGGCTTTAGGCTATGTCACCGATGAGATTTTGAAGCGCGAAGAAGTTAAGGCTGATACGGCGGCTGGGCAACTTGGTTATGATTTGGCTGAAAACGGTATTCAGCTTTTAGCGCAGCTTGCGCTGACTAAAGGTGTAGGCGCTGCCGGGGCAACTGCAAAAACTGTACACGCTATCAGTATGCTTTACAATGGTGCAAACATCAGCGGCGAACAATACCTGCGACTGCGCAAAGAGGGCGTAAGCGCAACCAGAGCAGCGGAGGCTGGCTTGATGAATGCAATCCCGCAGGCAGTATTAGAAGAACTGCCGCTTGGCAGACTGCTTAAAAAGATGCCTGCCGGTAGCGGACTGAAAGCTAAGATATGGGAAGTTACCAAACGTGGCCTTGAAGAAGGTGTTACCGAAGCATTGCAGGAATTCCCGGAGCAAGCTACAGACTTATGGGCAAAGAACCCCGGCGTAAGCACTGCCAAACTTGCAGAGAAGTGGGGAGAGAACTGGCAGCAGAACTTGAAGGAAGCAGGATATAGCGGCCTTATTGGTGCTATTCTTGGCGGTAGTGTTAGCGGCGTAAGCGTTGCAGTTGACAGCGTTGTTGAGCACGTCGCATTAAAAGCTAACGAAGAACGTAAGGCGAAGTTAGTAGCGGATGCTGAACGAATCAAAGAAACAGGCATTAACCCGGAACGTGCGGCGGCTGAAATTGAAGCGAATAATCCTAACTTTGAGGACGATACAGTAACAGTATCTGCACAGGACTTGGAAGGCTACAAGCAGACTAGCAATAACAATAAACTTTTTGACGAGTTAGGTGTGACAGCGGAAGAAGTGGCAACTGCGGCGGAGCTGGGGCAGGATATTGATATTAGCCGCGGCAAGTTTACGGCGGCAATGGCTAAGGACAATGCCTTGTTTGAAGCTACGAAAGACAATATGTATTTTGACAGTAACGGCGAATTGTCGGACGGTGGTGCAAAGACGCGCAAAGAACTGCGAGAAGGCTACAACTTAACCAGGCAAGCAAGTACGGAGCTTGACGCAGAACTTGACGCTATTGTAGGCAGCGCTACTAAAGCCGGTATGAATAAATCTCATGCTGGCAATTTACGCTTAGTATTAGAGAGCCGCGCGCTTATTGCAGACCCAGAAAATCCCGCTGCATGGCTACAGAAAAACAAACTGCGTTTTCAATCTGGCGGTGCGCCTAAGCCTTTAAAAAGCGGATGGATGCAAGCAGCGGCATTTATTTCTGAATATCCGAACGCAGAAAGCTTTATAAAAGAAATAACTTCTCTTGATAAGTCACAGGCTAATCAGAGAAGTTATAAGTATAAACATCGTAATGGTGGAACTTATGAAATTTTAGGTTCTAATTTTACCCATACAGAAATCGGAGCACATTCGCTAAAAGCTAAACAATGGGATGATATTTTATTGCATCTGGATGATGTAAACAGCATCGAAGAGGCAAGAATTGCTGACAGTAAAGGGCTGCACGGTGGTACTGTCGTTTTCCAAAAAGTAAATGGCAAACTGGGTACATATGCAGTTGTAACCGAGTATTCTACTAGCGGCAGAGTGTTTATCACAACAGCAGGTATGGACGGCACGCCAAACGTCAATGTCAATGCTTGGGCAAAAAAAGTAAGAGGCTCCCAAATATTGCAGCAGAAAGCTTTGCAACTAACTGCTGGGAAAGTGGGTCAAACCTCTTACACTAAAATTCTACAAGAACGGTTCGGGATTGTCAAGAAGTTTTATAAGCAAGAAGAAGGCCTTAAAGATAAGGGCATGTTTTCCCCAGCGGAAGATGGTTCTTATATTATTACACTTTTCAAAGGTGCAGACGCAAGCACAGTTATCCATGAAACAGGACACTACTTTGTGGAAACTATGATTAACGAAGCACTTGCAGACCCCAGCAACGCAAGACTAAATGCTGATGCAAAAAAACTCATGGAGTATGCAGGCGTTGACGCTGACACGTGGGCAAGCGGTGACGTTGAAGCAAAGAGAGCCGGACATGAAAAGCTGGCAGAAGCATTTGAAACCTACATCATGGAGGGCAAAGCACCTAGCGTTGGCCTGCGTGGAGCGTTCCAGAGATTCGCTAATTGGTTATCAGCTATTTATAGTAAGATAGCAAGAAGCGAAAATGCGGCAGAATTGACACCGGAAGTACGGCAGGTATTCGACAGAATGTTGGCGTGCCGTGAAGAAATTGAAGTTATGTCGCGCATGGAAGGTATGTTTGGCGGCTTGCCGAAGAATATAACATCTAAGTTATCAGACCAAAACAAAAAGGCCTTGCAAGATAAAATCTTGAAGGCTAAAGACAAGGCCGTGGACATTTTGACAAGACGTGCAATGGCTGATTTCAGCGCAAAACGCAGAGCTGAAAAGGCTGCTTTTATCGAAGAAATACGGCCGCAAATTGAAGAAGCAGTAGCATTGGAGCTTGTCAATCGTGCAAGACACCAGGTAGGTTATGAGTTTGGTAAGGAAGTTAAGGCTGTTGATTCGCACTTTATAGACGATGAGCACGGCATGGCTCATGCTAATAATTCAGATACTCCGTGGCGCAAAACAAAGCCTGCCAATCCTGCAATTATAGCAAGAAAATACAGACACGTTTTAGGAAGCGTACTGCCAAACTATAATGATATGCTGAACGATACCAACGCCAGCATTGACGATATACTTAATCCGATAGTTGAGTATCTTCAAGAGGAAGTCGACACATACGGCACACTTTCTAAAGAGCGTGTTGCAAACGCCGAAGATATGTTGATTGCTATGTTCAGCAAGTCAAGACAGAAAACTGTTACCAATCCTACATTCGTTGTTGATGAACACGGCATGGCTCATGCTAACTTCAAGCAAAAAATCAACGAATGGGAAACAATCGAAGCTAATCCGCGTAGGCTTGCAAGAAAATATATTTATGGCAATGAACGTATAAACTATAACGAACTGTTAAAAGATACAAACGGAGCCATTGGTGATATTTTAAATCCTATTGCTGACAGAATAGAAAGTGAGCTTGCGGAATATCAAGATACAGTCAAGAGTGAACGTGCGTTTTTTATCAATGGCAAGTGGGGCTACTTCGCCGCAACCAACAGAACAGAAGGCAAGTATGCAAACGATTTTGCAGGCATACCGGACCAGAGCGCAGTCTTGGTTGACTTCGGCGAGATAGGCAAAGACGGGAAACGTCATTGGACTAAGCGAGCTTTAGAGCAAGCGGATATTGAAGGCCTTGTATTCCATGAAGCAGGTGACAGTATTCGTAATGTCAACTGGGTATCAAGATACGTTCATGACTACGGCGGCAGCATAAGCGACTTGACCAGCAAAAAAGGACGCAGAAGAATTGCCGAAAAGATTGCAAGGGGCGAAGATGTAGCGGACTACTACGATTTGCGTAGCACTGGTTTAGATTATGGCGATGCCGAAATTAAGGCAGACTTTAAACATATTGTCGATGAGCTGGACAGACTGCAAGCGTTGAAGCATAGACTTGAAACAGACCCCGAAGGTGTCGACCTGGTAAAAGAAAGTAAGCGCAACCAATTATCGCAGGAGCAGAAAGAACTTTTTGACCAGATAGCAGAAGAAAACGGCTATGCCAGCGGTTACGAAATGGCAAGGGAGATTGTCGAAGGTTACACCGTCAATGAGAATGAAGGCAGCGACGTACAGGACAACTGGGCAAGGAACTATATTCGTAACGGCGGTGACAGAGCAAAAATTAAAAGCGAAGAAGGCTTGAAAGAGATTGCCGAAACTTTGGTAGAGGGTGAACAGCTTACAGAGCTTAACGAGCTTAAATCTTTGAAGCATGAGCTTGAAACTAATCCGGATAAAGTCGACCTTGTGGAGATGAGCAAAAAGCGTGCCTTGTCTAACGAGCAGAGAGAACTGTTTGACTGGGTGGCTGACAGCTTAGGTTATGACAGTGGCGACGCTATGGCGCAGGATATTTTGACTTCACCGAGCGAAAGAGCTATGGTACGTCAAGAGATTGACAAGGCCGTGAACCGCAGATTCCCCGACTTCGTGCAGGAGCGTGAACAGGCAAGAGAAGCGGCAAGGGAAGCACTCTATAATGACGAAAGCGGCGAAGTAGTTGCACTTGAACAACAGCTTATTGATGAGGCACTCAATGAAATAAGCGACAAGGATATTAAGCAAAAAGAGCGTGAGAATATTGCTAAAGTGCGGAAGCAGAACGCAGACAATTTTGCTAAACGCTATATTCAGACTTTGCCAGCAGGCGAAGTTATGAAGCCGAGAAGATTTGCTATGGCAGAACGCAGAGCGGCGGCTAATGCAAACAAGGCTGCTAAAGCCGGACTTTTGGAAGAAGCGGCTATGTATAAGCAGCAGCAGATGATTAATCACGCTTTGTATCGTGAAGCAGTCAAGGCCAAACATCAGATTGAAAGCGCAAGAAAGTACGTCAAAAAGCAGATGCACAGCAAGAAAGAAGTGTGGGGAACAGAGCATCACTTCTTCCAGATGTGCGCATTGCTGGAGCGTATGGGCTATCACCGCAAGGACTTTAACACCAACGGCAGAGAAGTGCAGCCGCTTAGCGATTACATTGCAGAGATGCAGGCAAAGTACGGTGACGAAATTATTTCTATGCCGGAGTTTGTTTTGAACCCGAATAATGATTTGACCAACGCGCCGCAGCTTAGCCTTGCGAACTATATGGACGTTATCGACGCACTGAAAAACATTCGTGCTATTGCAAAGCAGGATACGCAGATGAACAAAATCGCCGCCGGTGAAGCCTTTGAACAGGTTAAGGCTGACACGATAGCGCACCTGCAAGAATTGCCGGTAGAGTATGAGGCGGAGATTGGCAGCGACAGCAAAAAGAGCCTGCGTAAGCGAATTGTCGAATGGCCTAAAAACTTCATGGCTACGCTGCGTAATGCTGATAACTTCTTCTTGATGATGGATAATTGGACAGAAGGTTATTTTACTAGGGAATTTTACAACAAAATCAACCATTGCGCAGATATGGAAAGCACGATGCTTGAAGGTTATCAGAAGGAGCTTACAGATGCTTTGCAGAAATGGGAGCCAGACAAAGAAACCGGCATTGCGCACGATAAAAGAATTTACTACGAAGAACTTGGCGGCAGCGCAGATAAGCATGCTTTGATTGCTATGCTGTGCAACCTGGGCAGTGATAGTAATGCTGCAAGGCTGTGTTCGCAAAAACCGGTAGGCGTAAAGAATTCTGATATATGGGTGGAAGAATCGGAGCTTATAGGCAAAGAAGAAGCAATGCTGCAAACCAAACAAAACCTTATAGAGTTTTTGTGCAAGCATCTGACTAAAGCAGATATTGCCTATGCCCAGGCGCGTATCAATGCAGCAAGTAAATTCTGGCCTATGCTGGCAGAAGTCAACCGCAGAACAAAAGGCTTTGAGCCGCCGAAGATTGAAGCGTCGCCGCTGGTGATGAAGCTTGCAAGCGGTGAAAGCGTGGTATTTGAAGGTGGTTACTTCCCGTTGGAGCGTGATACACGTACCGGCAGTATGCCCGGTAAATTCGACAGAATCGACAGTACCGAAGAAGGCAGCAGACCGCCGCAGCGGACTTTGGCTACTAATACCGGTTCCAGCAAGGCGCGTACTGGCGGCAAGTATCCCGTCGACTTATCGCGCGGCAGTGAGGTTACGGCGGTGAAAAGCACTATTCATGATATTTGTTATCGTGAAACAATGCTTGATTTCAGAAAGATACTGAACGATGAGGATATTTACCGCAACATGGTTGAGCGTTTAGGCGATACCAACGTAAGACTTTTGAGAGAGTTTTTGCAGGCTTGCGCTAATCCGTACGGCAATAAAACAGCATATATGGCAGAGAATCTGTTTACGAAAGCCGCCAACGCTTTACGTAATATCGCAACAAATACGGCTATTATGCTTAACTTCAAAACGGCAATGCAGAACTTTTCTAACATCCTGCTATATGGTAATAGTGTAGAAGGCTTTACTCATGCCGACGCTTTCAGAGCCTTGTACCGTGGCTTTACAGGTGAAGGCAGGGCAGAAGTAGATGCGATTTGTGCAAAAAGCGTGTTTATGCGTGAACGCATGGAAGTACCAGACGTTACATTGAGAGATATTCAGAATCGTTCCGACCTTAACTCAATTGAGAAAAAGACGCTGAAATATGGTGCAATGCTGTTAGGCTACACTGATATGATGACTGCAAAGCCGGTATTTGCAGAAGCATACATGAAGAAAATCAACGAAGGCAAGACGGAGCAGGAAGCACTAGACTTTGCGAACGCTGTTATTCGGCGCACGTTAGGCAGCAGCCGAATTCATGATGTATCAAGTCTGCAACGTGGCAGCGGCTTATTCAGACTGTTTACGATGTTCCAGGGATTTTTCAACACACAGTTTAACCAATGGGACAGAGAAGCACATATCGCCAAAAGGTTATGGAATAGCGGCGAGAAAAAAGAAATGGCTGAACGGCTGATTGCTTTCGTTACCGCTAAATGGTTAGGCGTATGCTTGCTGAACGTAGCTATTGCAGAGCTTTCTTTGACCGCGCCTTTTGAGAAAGACAAAAAAGACGATTGGAATAATCTTGCAAAAGAGCTTATCAACTACCCGTTGTCTATGGGCGGTCCCGTCGGGCAAGCGGCGAACGTTGGTGTACAGAACTTGCTAGGTATGAGGAACTACGGCTACAGACTGACTGCGGCGCAAGGCTTGATTGACAGAGGCTTTACTGTTGCAAGACGCTTGAACGACGTTGCGGAAGGCAAGAAAGAACCCGGCGAGTTAATAGAACAAGCAGCATATGTCGGCGGCGCATATCTTGGTATTCCCAGTGGTATCTTTAATATCATATTCAACGGCATAGATATTGCTGCTGATGATATGGACTTTGAGCTGCAAGACATTTACAAACGCAGGCCAAAAAGCGAACGCAAAAAAGATTGACAAAAATTTCACAAAGTAGCATAGATACGAACCTTTGAAAATGAATGTATAATTAGTTAAAGTGATTTTATTAAAAGTAGATATATTTTTATATATCTACTTTTTCTTTTGGCAAAATAATAAAAGGAGGGGAGCTATCATGATTGCTCATGTAGATAACAGAATCACATATAACGGCAATGGAAATGCAACAGAGTTTGCGTATCAGTTTAAAATTTTAGACCGAACAGACATTAAAGTTATGCTGACAGACGCAGACGGCAAAGAAAAACTGCTGACTAAAGATTATTATGTTGATGTTGAAAAAAGCGTTGTACGTTATCCAGGTTACGCAGTTGGCGCTGAAGTGCCGGAGAGCGAAAGACCGGCGGTATTGCCGACGGGCTGGAAACTGACGATTTACAGGGAAGTGCCGGTGACGCAGGAAACAGACTTGCCCGACCAATATCCTTTTAACCAGGTTGAGGCTATTGGTGACAAATTGACGATGATTGCGCAACAGCTTACCGATACTACCGGCAGAAGTTTGAAAATCGGTGTAAGCAAAAGTACTGATATTGATACTGTAATCCCGTGGGAGAACGGCAAGAGCTTTAGAATTAGCGACGACGGAAAAACTCTTGAATTGTCGGAAGACCCGGCAAAGGTTTTGCCATTGGCGCAAGGTGTTTACGCGCAGACTCAAGCACAAGCACAGAGTGCCGCTGCAAGCGCAACTGCGGCAGCAAAGAGTGAAGATAGTGCATTCAAATCAGCAGGCGTAGCAGGTAACAGCGCACAGTACGCGAGCTTATCTGCTGCAAGCGCTTCTGAAAATGCGGAGCTGACGAGTGGTTATAAGCAGGAGGCATTAACCGCCAAGGCTGACGCTGCGGCATCTGCAACCAACGCGAAGGCAAGCGAAGCCAATGCAAAAACTAGCGAAAACAACGCAGAAGCCAGCAAGGAAGCAGCTCAATCTGCTGCTACTGCTGCTAGTAACTTTGCGTCTGCTGCAAGAA